CCACTAATCGAGCCTGCAGACGCCTCCGATCGATAAAGTACCTCCGGCACAACAAGGTGAGTCCCTAGCTCAGCCATTCTTGACCATAGATCAATATCTTGAGCATAGTAAAACTCTTGTCTGTAACCACCTGCTTCAAAATAGGCAGATCTTTGCATCATTACTGAACCGTGAATTATCCCGTCTCCACTTGTGATTAGTCCCTCGATCCCTTCTTTCGTTACATGACGCACATAGGTGGAGCAGAAACTACAATCTGTATTGCTTCTCAAGACATTTGCTTGTATTTCTAGTCTGTTCGGCAACGAAATATCATTTGCATCTTGCCTAGCAATAAATTCTCCCTCAGCCAGTCTACATCCTTCAATCAGTGAAATTGTAAGCCCTTTATTATCTCGTGAGACGAGTCTAATCCGACTGTCTGCGTTTGCTTTCTCTTGAATTATCTCTTGGGTCCGATCAGATGAACCATCATTTATAATGATAAATTCTAAATCCACCCCTTCTTGACTTAAAATTGAATTTATTGTCTGCAATACTCTATCCTCTGCATTCTTTACACCCATAACCACTGAAACTGTTGGAGCCATTTTATTTATTCCCTTTCGTAAATCTTACTGTTCCTAACTTTGTCTTCTCTAGGCATTATTCCACCCTGATAACTGGAAGCCACCTTCGCTGATAACGCTTGCGCATATCTGACGCAACATACTTGCTGAACCAGTCGTGCCTGTGTTAGTAATCTCACAACGCAATGGTAGTGTGGCAGTTGTCATATATGTTGTGGTATTATCAGTTGTGCCTGTATTTGGTGTATTAGCGTGATTGAATGTATGGCAAGTGATATACTGACCATTGATGATAAAGCCAACTCTTACGCTACCAACACCTAACCATTCAATATCACAGTACCAAATTTGTGTAAGTGCGACATCCAATGAGATACCGCTTGGTCCGGTTCCATCAAGAGGGTCACCATTCCAACTACTTTGTGGTATTCTATCTTCAACTATACTACCTGTACTGCTACTGCGTATGACCATGTTCAATGTTGCACCAGCGGCTTCAAAGAATACACCGTTGTCGGCATCAAAAAAACCAGTTCTCTGTGTTAGGTTTGGTTTAGGGCTATTGAAACAAAATGATGACAATACTAGTAAACTCTTGCCTGGCTGATATGGGAACACTCTAACTGTTTCACGCAACACGCTATCGCCTGAAGTAGTACCTACATTACACATAAAGGAACTTGAGTTTGCTTCATAGACTACATTGGCAGTTCCTGTTAGACTTGAACTATATTGTTCGTGATCGTAATATCTATTTTGTGTATCAAACAATGTATATGGATTGCTTACACGCAATCTACCAAAAGCATCTGCTGTCTGACCACTAAATCCTGATATGATAACATTGGCATTGCTATCTAATGTTGCGTTCACGTTACCAGTGATTGGTAATGCGTTGCCAGTGATATCAATATTACCAAAACTACTTACACCAACATTGCCTGACACAGTAGCGTTGACATTAGGCATAGTGCCTATGTTTACCGTACCATCTACTGTGATACTACCACCGCCATCTACAACAGTGACATTACCTGTGATACCTGCGAGGTTACCGCTAAGTGTTGATGTGACTGTACCAGATACTACCCAAGGACTTGTGCCCTGTGTAACTTCAATGTTAGCGTTATCTATCGTTACAGGTAGTGTGTTACCAGTGATTGGTATGTTGCCGAAACTTGTGATACCGACATTTCCTACTGTAATGTTAGCATTAGCAATACTGATATCAGCATCGGTACGAACATAGACATTGCCCGTAGATTCGTCTAGGGCAAGTGCCTGCGTGATATTACGCAGGTACCATGGTGCTACTTCGGTTGGTTCTGGGACGGCCATATTACTCTCACATTATCAATATGAGAGTATTTATGCTTTATTTGATGTCTAAGGGGCGGTCCTTTACGGCTACTATGCAATAGTACTTCTCTTTGAACTCCTTGAGAGTACCATCTTCGTTAGTGACATTAGGAATACCTATTCCGAATTCAACCGCTTGATATACTTCAATTTTAAATCCGCATCTCTGCAATAATGCTAGTAATTGAGTCTCACCTAGAATGCTATAGTGATTAGGATTGAACTCATGCTTTCTGTCACAATCTGGGGCAGGAACTTCGATGTAGATTCTTGATCCTTGCTTCAATACACGGTTATATTCCATGATGCTGAAGATAGGATATGGGCTATGCTCAAGTGCTTGACGTAAGAAGATGAAGTCTACGCTTTCATCGTAATAGCCATCTTTCTGTGGAAGGAAACTGATATCGTACTTTTTGATAGCATGACCCTTATCCTGACAAATTTTGATGTCTCCGGGGCTTAATGTGATGCCAGTCAAATCTGTGTAACCACGCTGCTTCATCTCGTCAAGGAAATAGCCAGGGCCGCATCCTATGTCAAGGATCTTTGCGTCCTTAGGAATATTGAGCGGGTCAATGTACTTTTCTACTACCTTAGTCGTTAGACCTTGGTGCATGTTGCTATTGCCCTCGTCATATATATGGGCAGTATAAAGCCATTCGTTGTAAAGTTTTAGTTTTACAAGATCAAGTGTTTGATTGATATCGATTAAGTCCTTCATATAAATTCCTGTGAATAGTAACAATACTTATACAGGAGAAAGACTACTGATATTTTTTATTTAAATCCCTTGAAAGGCTTGATAGGACTTTGAGTATTTGTGCTAGGCAATTCGCGGCTTTTTAAATCACCTTTGTTCAAATCTTGAAAGGGTATGCCTGCTGCGTTAAATGCTATCTCAAGCATGTTTTGCTCTACTTCAGTATAAGGATGCGCTGTATTTTGCTTTGCCGCCCAGCTTTCGCCTTCAAGATTAGGTTTAGAAATCCCATCTGTTGATGCTACAGCCATCATGACACGGTTTAAATCGTATGTTCTATCATAGTTAGTATTGGTAAAAGTATTCAAGCCAATACTTGAGTAGTGATGTCTCTTGCTTGGTTTATTGATTTGTTCTGACACAAACTCTTTGGCGCGCATTATTTGTAACCTTTGAATGGTTTGATTGGAGAGCCTGTATATGTGTCGTCCATCTCTTCGCTACCGGGACTGCTTACCGATTTCTTGCCGTGCTTGTTTACTTTTGCTAATGCTTTATCAATAACTTTGCCCACATTAGGATCAAAACTACTTACTGTAGGATGTTTACCCCATGTACTTTCAGGACGAAACTCAGGTCTATCTTTATCTTGAACTCCGTCATCTTCGCCACCCTCGCCGCGCACTGCTGCGACTGCTACCCCAAAGCGATAAAGATCATAGAAGTTGCTGTTACTTATTTCAGGTATTACATAGGTATACGGCAAAGACATGAATGCTACATCTAGACCATCATGTACATCGCTTAATTCTTGTTCTGTTAAAAATTCTTTGGCGCGCATTTTAATTTTCAGTAGTTATTTGCAATTCGTTTGTTTCTGTTATTAACCCAGCACCGCCTTCAGAGACCATACCTACTCCCAATCCTAGATCGCCGGTGAATGTGACCTGGTAGGACATAAAGTGATTGATTGCTACATTTTGAATCGGAGAAACTAATAATCTGACATTTCCCCCTGCTACATCCATACCGTAAGTTGTTAACCAATTACCATTGTTCGTAATACCATAGGTAGTAAATGTCACTCCTAATCCATCATTATTCAACGATGCACCTATTAATGCATTTTGACTATCGTTATTATCTTCTCTGTAACTATGAATTTGTATGATAGCCTGGGTAAACTCATCCGCAGGATATTCAAATACTACTTGATCAGCACTATCATCAGGAGTCACTGCGTTGGTAATCTGTGTTGCGGTTTGTTGTAATAAAACAAAGTTATTGTTTATCTTTCCAAACGCGACTCTTAACGGATCACCTTCTCCGTCGTTGGGTAATGTTCCTATATTAACTAGTTGAATAGCCATGTCTTAGACTCCTAATTGTATTTATCGCATAAATATCATTATGTGGATAATCAACTGGTTGCCAGAATTTGTCGTCCATCTCATATTCTTAGCAGGTGTCATTGGCACTATTGCGGGTTTCGTATTAGGTTTCATACCCTTTGTAAGCAAGTACAAACTACCCATACAGATCATTAGCCTTATAGTATTGACTCTAGGCGTATATCTAGAGGGCGGATTAGCAGAGAAAGCCAAATGGGAAATGCGTGTCAAGGAGATGGAAGTAAAGGTCGCAGAGGCCGAAGCCAAATCGGCTGTTGTCAATACAGAGATCGTTGAGAAAGTCATCACAGAAAAGCAATACATCAAGGTCAAGGGCGATAAAGTAATCGAATATATAGATAGAGAAGTCAAAGTGTTTGACAACACTTGTACTGTGCCCGAGATTGCCATCAAAGCGCACAACATGGCTGCTAAAAACGAGGCACCAGTCGAGGATAAGAAATGAGTAAAAAACTACTACTATTTTGCGCAGTCCTCTCTACTTTTCTATTGACTGGTTGTTCGACCACAGTTCCAGTCAAACAGAAATTTCCAGAAGCCCCTGCTGTATTGATGGAAAAATGTGATCCATTGTCTACTATAGATCAACCCACTATAGTTTTTAGTGAATTTTTAAAAACTGTGACTAATAATTATACCAAGCATCATAGTTGCAGTAAGATAGTAGAAGCCTGGCAACAGTGGTATACTGAGCAGAAAAAAATAAGTGACGAACTTAACAAATAAAGAATTTCTTTACTTCGTTAGCGATATACTCAACTTCCCCGTCACTCAATTCAGGATAGATAGGTAAACTCAACAAGCCTTTAGTCAGCATCACGCTTGTGCTTAACATGTCGGGCTTATTTTTGATTTTACTAGCGATGGGCAACTCGCTCAATGCTTTAGGATAATGCACCTTGACATCGATTCCCCTGCTAGTCAGATAGACTAGTAACTCATCACGCTTATCGGTATAGATCACAAATTTCTGATCGGCATGTATGATGTGATCTCTGCTCAAGCATCTAACATCTGTGTTCTTGAATTCATCTAGGTAATAATGCCTGATTTCTTTCCTGCGCCACTGCCACTTCTCTAGATACTTCGTCCTGACTAATAGATGTGCGCAGTCTAATTCGCTCATGCGACTATTAGTGCCGGGCATGTCATGTTCTGATTTACCGTTGCTACGATAACTATATGCGAAATCATATAGGCTGCGATTGTTTGTGACGATTGCACCGCCGTTACCAGTGCTAGGTAAATTCTTTGTAGGATCAAAACTGATTGCCATGCCTTCACCTATATTGTCGGCTACAAGCCAATGCTGTGCGCCGTCTACTATGTCATTTGCTAAATTAGGGGTAGTGAATCTATGTGGATTAGCACCATACAGGCCTACACTACAGGTATGCTTAGTAAAATCATCTAGTGTCTGTTCAGGTAAACGCATCAATCCATTCTTATCTGTATCGACCAACTCTACTTCATATCCTGCGTTTAAGAATGCATTGAGCGTGGCTACATATGTGATGTTTGGAACACGAATGATAGGGTCATATCTGTCTTTGGCCAGTTCATCATTCATCATATCATCATGATCCATCCTGGACCATTTGGCTATTATCTCAAGTGCTTGTGTGCCGCTATGTACTGTTACCGCGAAATTTACTTTGGTTTTCATAGCAAGCCAAGTCTCAAAGGCTGCGGTATAAGGCCCGTTCATGTAGACACCTGTCTGCATGACCTTATCTGTTATGTCTAACAGTTCTTCTTTAAGGTTTCTGTACTGTCTTGCTAAGCCAAAATGGGCTATTGTTGAGCCACTCATAATATCTCTGGAAACCTTCTTCTACATCGACTTTAGGATTGAAGTTAAAATCTCTACGGGCAGCATCTATGTTTAATGCGCCGCGGCTAGGGAAGTCTGCATCCTTGTCACGGACATTGATGGATCCTTTACCTGCGATCTTTACTGCTAACTCAGCTGCTTCTAATAAGGTGCGGCTATGGCTCTTTGTGATGTTGTATGTTTTATTGTTAGTGTTTTCACTTAGTGTCGCAGCAACGATACCTTCTGCGGCATCGTCAACATAGGTGAAGTCGAGGGTCTCGCCGGCTCCATTAACATTAAGCACACCTCCGCGCATTGCTGTAAGCATGAACTTCGCAATAACTCTATCTTCAACATCAAGTGGCCCGTATACAGCACTAGGGCGAATGATAGTATGGTTAAAACAATTTCGGCGCGAGTAATCTTTGACAAGCCATTCTCCTGCTAGTTTCATGATGCCATATTGTCCTTGCGGGTTACAGATAGCATCCTCTGTAACATCGTCAGTAAAGTCTCCATAGACCATACTTGAACTGATGTATAAAAATTTCTTGACACAACCTAGTTTGCTTTCTTCTAATAAATTCAGCAAACCTTCGCTCATAACTTTAGCACCATAGGGCGGGTTGGCGTTGACAACTTTCTGTCGTGGGAAACTTGCCATGTGTATGACTATATCAGGTTGAAATCTGTTGAATATAGTATGCATCATGTATCTATCGCTGATATCCCACTTGACATGCTCCGTGATACCTGTTTTCTTTTTACGCTCTTCCATGAGATAATTCACTTCATCTTGTGGAATTATTCCATAGTTAGTTTCTGTATCAACAACCATGACCCGATGCTTTAAATCTTTTAATTTGCGTACTACATTATGTCCTATAAGACCATAGCCGCCTGTCACTAATATATCACTCATATTTCAATTTCCAATATGTCAAATCCGCGCCGTCAAGATAGGCGATAATATCGTAACGGTAACCATAATGCGCGGGATCTAATGTTCTGCGCCACATAGGAGTTTGTACACTTTTTTCCATGATCCATTTGCCTTGATCTGTCTGTTGCCATTTCCATATAGGTTCAGCAACAAAAAGGTCTGGATCTTCTACATCTCCCATACTAATACTATGTACTACTACTTCTTGCATATTATACTGCCATCTTAGCCTTTATGCTATCATGGCTCTGATAGTTTTGCAACTTGATATCTTCCATAGTAAAACTGTCGATGTCTTTCTTTTCTGGATTCAACCAAAGTGTGGGTTGTGGATACGCCTCTCGGCGTAACTGTTCGTTCACTTGTTCGATATGATCTTTATAGATGTGGGTATCGCCTGTTGATATTATTAGTTCGCCTACACCTAGATCACATACTTGTGCAAGCATATGTGTGAGCAATGCATAACTTGCGATATTGAATGGTAAACCTAAAAAGACATCGACACTACGCTGATACATATGGCAACTAAGTTTATTGTCTTTGCTTACATAATATTGACTCATGACATGGCAAGGCGGTAATGCCATGTCATCAAGTTCTCCTACATTCCATGCGCTTATGATATGTCTACGGCTGTGTGGATCATTCTTCAATGATTCAACGACTTTGCGCACTTGGTCAACAGGAAGTCCCCATCGAGGACTTTCCCATTTACGCCATTGAACACCGTATACTTTACCTAGATCGCCCTCGAACTTAGCCTTAGGCTTCCAGTAACTTGCTAACGCATTTGGCGTCCAGATCGTGACAGTACCTTCTTTCGTGCCATGCGTGATCTCCGCGAGGCGTCTCTCATCCCTCGAACCTTCAAGAAACCAAAGTAACTCACCGACACAAGCCTTCCAAGCCAACTTCTTTGTAGTGATTGCCGGAAAACTGGAACCAAGATCAAAACGCAACTGACGACCAAAAACACTAATAGTGCCCACGCCAGTTCGATCATCCCTTGATTCCCCATTTTTTAAAATATCTTCTAATAGGTCGTGATAGACTTTCATTTGAATTTTCTAAGTAACTTATCGGTTTCTGGTTGTACTGTTTCTGCTATGCTTTCAATGTTTAAAACAAATTCTACTCCTGAAATAAGATCATCATACTCCGCTAATTTGCGGCTTACAGCCTCTTCTATTTGATGAGGCTCTAATCCTTGACTAAGGAAACGCTTAATATTGATAGTCTGCTGCCTTTTCCCAGAGAGTTTAATCACAAGTTTTGAAATAAACTCTATGGGAATCTTTTGCTTGTCAACATCATCAATAATATGCTCCCATTGTTTGATAAAGTCTGGGGACATGATTTATATGATCTTATGCAGTTGTCTTTGTTTTAGTTTTCTTTGTTGCTGTGGTTGCAGGTTTAGCCTTGACTACCTTCTCAGCCTTAGCCTTGACTGGATCTAGTGCTGCCGCTTCTTTCAGCAAACGCTGTGCTTCAGCCATCAAGCCTTTCGCTTCACGATCCATGCGCTCTGCCTGCTGACGCAAGTTAGTTGCCAAGCCGCTATCATCAAGTGCTGCATTTGCTGCTGCGCGTAGTGCTGCATCTGAACCTGCTGGAGCCGGGCGCTGATCACCGCGTAGTCTCTTTGCTACCTGAAGTGGATCCTGTAAGCCCATGCTCTGATCCATCTCGGCTAACTTACGCACTGCCTGTTCGCCTTGCTTCATCTCATCAAGGATCTTGTTGAGTTCATCAAGTTTGATCTGAACGCCAGGTTGTGGAGTCATGACAACAAGTTCTGTGCGAACCTTCTTGAGCATACCTTCACCGTGCAACTTCTGTAGAATGATGCTACCGTCTTTAGCATGAGTGCGATTCAATGCTAATGCGAGGTCTTCACTATTCTGTCCTATGTCGCTTTCAATGCAAGCCATAAGTGGATCATGAATGTTCTGACCTAGTACCTCTGTATAAACAACCAATGCCATGTGTGGCTCGCCGGGTACTTCACGGAATACTACCGCTACTTTACGATCACCATGCTTTCCTATATGTCTTAAAAACGCCATATGTATTCTCCTCAATTGTGAAGTATTTAACTAGTACATTCGTACTTGAATTATTTTAAGACCATGTGAGTTCGTAAAGAACAGCCTCTTGTGGATCTTCAAAATAGATTGTTGCTATGTTATCAAAAATACTAGCACGAAAAGTATTCAAGCCTATATAATATCTACCATGCAGCCTCTCTAATACCCAAAGTTTAGCCTCATCGGATAAGGGAGTGGTAGTAGCAGTAAAATGTTTTGGGCAAAAACTTACTTCTCTTGCCTTGTTCCAAGTATCAATATTGATGGTCAAGTTCATCTTTGGTCAACTCTACTAGCATCTTGTATTGGTTATATGCATTGACTACAGCAGGTGCATCAGTTGCTTTTGGTGCGATCTCAAGCCACACTTGATCTCTAGTCATTTCCGGATGAACAAATCCTTGAAAATTATTATTCAGCCTAGGCTGATGGATCTTACCATGCTCATACAGTCTATAAGCCAAGTCTTTTACTTCATCAAGATCAAATTCACTCAACTCATAATTACCGGGTTTGGTCGCCCATTTATTGCCATCATTGTGATATTGTTCTACTACCCGCATGAGTCCATCCATGTCCTTAAAGGCAGTGCGTGTGATGATGACCAAAACATCATCCTCGGACACTTCACCCGCCATGATGGATTTCAAGCAACCACCAAAACTTGTACCGACTAGCATCATACGATCATCTTTCTTTCTTGCTTGACATAATCGCTGTAAATTTTGTTACCATTTTCACGGATCCATTCAACGATTGGTTGTGGATCTTCGGCAAAGATTTTACGAACCTCGCGCTCAGACATAGTAGTACTGAAACTATAAATCTCATAACTACGCTGGCTGTTTGCTCTAGCCCTCATGATCAACAATTGTAGTGGAATAGGATTTGGTCTTTTACCGATAGACTCTTCTTTCAATGTCTTCCAGACTTTTTCCTTCTCATAATTTTCTACCTCAAGCATAGCATCATCAATGCTAAAGATAGACTCAAGACCCAACATGTCCCAGACTACAAGAAAAGATTTATCTTTCTTTTTTCTTGAGAGCATATACTATCTCCAATTTCTCTAATGCATCATTGATAGTTGGGTCATCATCTGCCATGAATACCGCTTCTTTTAGATTAGCCCAACGCCTAGTTAGTTCTGCTTCTTTTTTATATACAGGATCTTCATACATGAGAGTTCGGTTTACATCGCCACCTCGGCGACTGTAAACCGTTTTACCACCATCTGGACTTTCGTAGATGGTTATCTCTTCAATGTTTTTTATGATCATCGTACAATGCGAAAGTGCCGAACGGTGGGTTCGGGTTCGGATCGCCATGAATGATCCATGTCGTATCACAATAGTTAGCATCGCCCCAACTGCCGAAGGGGTAGCCATCTGTGAACACGATCAAGCGAGTGGGCACTCGACCCTCTTTCTTGAGATAGTTGAAGATGCAATCGAAATCAGTACCGCCGCCACCGACAAGCTCATACTGATCAACAGTATCAAGATTCTCGCTAGTGAAAGTCTTGGGGTTATAGACCTCAGTATCGAAACATGCGATATTGATGCGATAGCCATCGAATGCGCTCATCATTCCAGCAACCTCGCTGATGAATGCCTTGCCTTGGGCATCAGAGATTGAACCCGACAAGTCGATGAAAACATCAACATCGATCTCCTCGCCGGGAGTCATTGCAGGCATGATCGCATCCATGTGCCAGCCCCTGCGACTCGGGCGCATGAAACTAAAGTCAGTCTTGATCGCACTGGTCAGATTAGTCTGAATCAGTTCACGCCAGGGCATGACAGGGTTAGTAACATCTTTGATAAGACGCTCGACACCTTTGGGCAGACTGCCTGCTTCTGCGCTACTTGCGGCATTGAGAATAGCCTGCTTGATCTCTTGCTTAAGAGCCTCACGCTCTTCATCACTCATCTTCGGGCGCTTGCCTTTACCCTTACTTTCAGGGCCGTCACCCTCGCCATCACTCTCGCCTTCGCCATCACCGTCACCATCGAGGTGATCATCAAGCAACTGATTGACCAGATCATCCATGCTGATCTTTTGAACATTCTTCATAAGATCGTCATAGATTTCTTCACTAGCCTTGCCATCATACTTTGCCTCGTACAAGCAAGGCACCGTAGTGATGAACTGGCCCACTTTGTGACGCTTCAAGTCAGCATTCACCGCATAGTCGTTTGCCACATTAAAGATTTGCGGGTCACGCTCACCTCGGCGACCAAAGTGATCATAGACAACATGCAACACTTCATGCGCTACAAGAAACTCAACCTCTTTAGGCTTCAGCAACATGATGAAGCGGCTGTTGTAATAGAATTTACGGCCGTCAGTCGCGGCAGTAGCACACCAGTCATCGGCGTTGATCAACACCAGGCGTGTAGCAAGATTGCCAAAGAAACTATGACGCAACAACAGACCGATACGGGCAGTCACCAATCGTTCACGGGCTTCACGATCAACCTTGGGGTCAGTGGGCCCGATCAAGTTGTCGAACTTCTTATTACGCTTAGACTTTTTAGCACCTTTAGTGCCGGGAATTACATCTGACATATGCACACTCCTATCAATCATATGTATATATTATACAGAAATACAGGGATAGAGTCAAGCCTGCTAAGTTGTTGTTTTTAAACAACATTTTCAAGCGGCATCGTACCAACGGATATACAAGATTCCTACATGGTTTTTTTCTTTAGGAAAATACCCATGGCCTAGATTCATATTGTGCCCAAATAACTTGTTAGATTCCACTGTGGTCCTGACTCCTATATTCCAGAATTCTGGACCTTCTGGTGTGGGACTTACCATGAATTCACTATTGACTTCATGCCTCGTCAAACTTAGCATAGTAAACCATAACTTCAACGGGTCTTGTATGTGTTCTATGAGATTGAAATCTTTATGCCAACCATATGCCTTCATACCAGGCAGGGGATGAGGATCTACTATCGTCATGAGATTGAACAATATGGGCACTTTGACACCTTGCTGAATCAATCTATTTTCTAGTAGTTCTATCAATATCCTAGTAGTGTCAGGTAGATTATCTTTAAAAATAGAATTGTCACGATATCTGTTAGATGACGCTTCCCCGTTTCCAGTAGAAACATTTCCGTCTATATCAACTGAGAGTCCAAGATCGATGCATTGATTAGTTGGATAAAGCATTCGTTCATGAAGAACCTGATCTAAAAAATCGGGTTCATAAAACCAATTATACTTTGTCTGACTCATAAAAGGTACCTGCCCAATAGATGCTATCGACTCTCACATTACTTAGCATCTATCGGGCAGGATTTAAACTAAACTAATTAGTTACCAGCCTCGACAATGTACTTGCCGTACTTCTTGTGGAACTCGTCAAAGTTCTTCAACTGACTGGGTTCGATCGGCAACTTGAAAGTCTTGAGTGCGATCTTAGCACCCATAACAACCAACTCAGTCTCAAAGTTAGCCATCATGTAGTTGAAGAAATTGTCAGCCATCTGATGGAACTTCTTGCTATCGACCTTGTTCTCAACAGCATCACGCAATTCGTAGCACATTGAAGTAGTCAACGAATACATAGCCGAGATTTCTTTGACATTCAGTTCCTTGACCTTGCCTGACAAGATATCACTGGGGTTAGGCATCTTGCTAGAAATCTTGCGGTGAGCCATAAACTTGACTGCAAGACCCTCGCCTACTGCCGCAGACACAAGATTGAACATAGTGTCAGTATCAGTATCCTCTTCATCATCAAGAATTTGCGATACGAATGTCCAACTACGCGGGGTAGCGAATGCTCGGCTAGACGATTTGTTATCGAAATCGTATAGATCCTGTTTCGCAAACGACAAGTAACCTACAACGTCAGTATGAATGCCTGAGTTGACGGCCCAAGTCTGCCAACTTGCGAAATCGGCTCGCATTTCAATATGCAAGAAACGATTAGCGAGGGGCATCGGCATGCGATAAGTCACACCCTTGTCACTCTCGCGGTTACCTGCCGCGACAATCACAACATTGTCGGGAAGAACATACTTGCCTACACGGCCGTTCAACACCAACTGATAACCTGCAGCCTGAACAGCGGGCGGTGCCGAGTTCATTTCATCGAGGAACAACACGATGATCGGATACTGATCAGCAAGTGCCTGATCGGGAAGATCGATGGGGGGAGCCCACTCCATGCGACCTGTATCTTTGTTGTAGTAGGGGATACCGCGCAAGTCAGTCGGCTCCATCTGCGCCATGCGCAGATCGATCATGAGTCCGCCTAGTTCGTTAGTGATGTCCTGAACGACTTCACTCTTGCCGATACCGGGAGGGCCCCAGAGAAAGATCGGGCGCTTTGCCTTGAATGCCTTGAGAATTGCCTTGCGAGCCTGGACCGAAGTGACGGTCAAATTATCAGAAATAGCCATGTGAGAGTCTCCTATAAAAAACGATATGTATGAAGTATAGTACCTTCAAACGCTAATGTCAAGCCTGATATCGCTCATATGAACGAATCGGGCAACGATTGTAGTAGGTGCGCTTTTTGTAGTCTACAGACTCGCCCTTGCTACGCAGGGTATCGATGAACAATCCGAGGTCGCAATCTTCCTCAAGGTACACCGTGTCACCATTCTGATACGAAAATTGGGTGATCTTATCGGCGATGCCCAATTCGATGAGCAGGCTGCGTTTGACAGCACCCCAACCATGACCCGGATCCTCGTAAAACTTAATCTTCATGTCACACTCCGTGAATCGACTATATGTGTATTATGAACCCAAATCGTCCCAATGTCAAGCCTTACAGAGCCTGACGGATTCGGGACATGATGTACTGCTCACGACCTTGCAAGGTCGGGGGAAATCCTATGCTGGTCAGTAACTTCTGTACTCGGGGGCAGATATAGCCCTTGCTCTCAAGAATCTTGAGGGGCGGTTCGCCTGCATCAAGACGGCTAAAGTATTCCTCGACCGTGAAATTTTTACAGAGGAATGTAAGAAACGAACCACGACCACCACGCTTGAAACGGGCAACAAACTTGCCACCGTAAACAGCATACTCGCCGGGGGTAAACTCACTCTTTACAAACTTTGTCATATCAGACTCCGTATCTCAACTCTATATACGTATTCTACGCCCAATCTGACCCAAAGTCAAGCCTTTTCTGAGGCTCTGTAAGTTGTTGTTTTTAAACAACATTTATTCCGACAATTTTGCTATGATTATCATCTTTTCTAGATAATCTATCGCATTTTCTAGGTTTTCGCGGGGTTCATCTACAAGGCTAAACTTGTGCGACTGTCTAGCCCTGACTTCGGCGCTGCTCAAGGTAGAGACCATTTTCTCGATATTGTGCAGGTACTTGAACAAGTCTTTGTTGAAACTGATAGTGGCTAACTGTAGTCTTAAATCATCTACTACCCTTCGTGCCTCTAATGCAGTCTCAAACCTGCGCCGCATATCACTTGAGCCCCATCTCCTGTCGGATCTTGGTTGCGCTGATGCTGTGAATTGCGTCATCGAAAACCTCTTGCTCAATCTTGTAACCTACATCACGCCCATATGTGATGTTCACGATATTGGGAACTACTTGTATAGTATACATGCCTTGATAGAGAGGGTCAAGATCCCTTTTTATTCTGTCGGTAACTTGTTCGATAGCAAATGGGTTACTACCCTGCCAGCCTTGACAGTCACGGATCATGATGCACACTTGACCCGTTTTTGCTAATGCTCTTTCGAACAATGCACGATGTCCTTTGTGCCATGGTTGCCAGCGACCTAACATCTGTACAGTTTCTTTCTGCCAGTTAAACACAGGTCTGCGCTGATTGTTCAATATCCTAGTACCGATATATGGCACCCAGAAATCTGCGTTCTGTTCATTGATACGGAAGTCGTAGACGGTGGGCGGAACAAACGCTTTGTTAGTATCTTCAAACCTACCCTCATCTATAGTATCCACCCATATCACCCAGTCTGCTTTGAAATTATTGCGCATCTCTGGTAGTGGTGCTACGAAATCACAGATAACGAAATCACCTGTAGAACTCATAGCGAAATCAAACATGCGAATACTTTGACGAATGCGACCTTCTTTGCTGAAGTCCCAATCGTTAAATCTCTTGCGCACATCATCAGCATTGAACCAATCTACTTTTGCTGACCAATATGTAGGTGCTACTTCACGGTGTGCCATCGCTTCCCATGGCATATGCTGTAGTGTGCTATATTCTTCCAAATACTTTTTCAATCTCTCTGCGAGATATGTCTTACCTGATCCAGGTAAACCCATGATCAAAATTCTTTTCGCTGCCATATAATCCTTTCTATATTTTCCCGTTAGTTTTTAATTTAGGGGGTATGCCTGCACGACTTATTTTATTACCAAACTTCTTTGCGTCTTTTTTCATAGTATCCGGTTGAACATCTACAGTCAATGCTGTCTTAAATCTAGGATCATTCTTTTCTTTTTCGCTAGGTATATATCCACTTGCACTTTCTATCATCATCTTAGATTTTTTAGTTTTCTTATCAAATACTGAAACTATTTGCCCTCTTACTTTAGCGACAAGCGTATTATCATCTTCGCCATAACTGTATGCTACTTGATCTCTAAAATACCTATTTAAATCATTCATCCATGCGTCTATAAGTGTGGGAAGATCGACATACTTTTGCTTGTAATCATCTTTGCTGCGTCTACCTTCACCTACATTGTAGGTAGGATCAGTTTTAATACCTTTCTTAGGTTCATGTCCTTTAGGATCGATATCAGTTACATCTAATCCAGTTTTATGTAATGCATCAATATATTGATGTTCTAAATCTTCGTCACCAAACGATAAAATAGTGCTTGGTGGTCCTTTGCCAAAATCATGTTTTCCTAAACCCTTTAAATCACTAATATGTTGACCTAACTTATACCAGTCATATACATCACTAACATCTACCCTAACTGTTCCCATTGGCATAGTCGGCGGGAACTCTGGACCTCTTGGCTTTGCATTTGGATGATAATCTTCTAGGCTTAGTTCTTCGCTACGCAATTCACTCTTTAGATCCCATAACTTTTGAATAAGACCTTGCTTGCGCAATGCTTTGAATGCTAGATTTTCTGGACCGAACTCACCTGTCTTTTCAAGACCTGCTCTGCGATAACGTTTGACGATATCAAGTGCTTTATCTACACGCTTGAGGCTTCTTGTCTTGATCGCTAATTCTATGAACTCACCTAACTTCTCGTACTTTGCTCTTGTAGCAGATTGATCAAAATTTGCTCTGCGCTTGACTGGCATCTTGATCCAGTCTTTCTTTAGTACGCTATATTCGCCGAGGCTATGATGTGGCTGATTGCTGTCTTGCACATATAGTTCTACAGGAACTCCGTGAACTTTGATATCGTGCGTGTCATTGTATATGGTCTTCTTAGCGTTGAACAATTCTCTATAGACTTCATCGTCGGGCAACTTGTCGAAATCGACTAGTAGATGCAAGTCTAGATCACTGTGCGGAGTATATGAGTAGGCCGCATTGCTTCCGCTTATAGTGATATCTTCTACTTTGAGGCTGCTCAAGCCTAAATAAGTCATGAAATCCTTTGCGATATCCATGAGCCTTTCATGTACCTCGGGGTCTAAACTACCCTTATCGGTCCATAACGCAGGGTTAAGTTTGTCGTGAAACTTAACAGCATCGGCTAAGTTAAAACTCTCAAGTTCTTTGATATCCATGCTAGTATTTAGTTGTAGATCATTTATAGAAATCTTCGAAATCTATCATAAACGATCCACCCGCACCGTAACTATCACCTGAAAAATTATAGGGCTCAAAGCAAGTCCAGGGCATGATAATCAGATAACCCATTCTCTCTTTGGTAACTTTTTCTACATAGTGATGGGAATAGTGAGAATTTAACCAAAAGGCCCCGCTGTATTTTTTCACAGGAGCCTGATAAGTTATATTATTCTGTTTATCTATGAAGGTAGTGCCCTGCTCACAGTCTTGCATGTGCAATACTCCGCTCAAGAAAAACACTTTAGGATCTTCGTGCAACCCTTGCTGCCAGCCTATTTCATCTTTAAATACTGCTATATTGACTTTTGTATTGTCTAAAACTGTTTTAGGAACTATGGGCCAAGTATGAAAAAAATTTTTATGTGAGAATAATAATGGTACTATTTTATGATAAATTAAATTCTCAAAATATGATCTCACCTGCTCCGTGACTTCTCCGGAGTCCAAGTATCTATTTTTTCCTTCATCCGTAGCGTACCCGGGTTTTGCCTCAAAACCGGATGATTGGTGAATATCAAAAGCCAAATCATAACATTCTACGACTGGATGAATAAGTTCGGTTACTAGTCTAAGTTTTTCCATGCAAATATTTATAAAAGAAAAGGCTCCGAAGAGCCTTTTCTGACTATTGGTTTATAAGGCGTCACCCCCATCTAGCCTTGTTTAGGCGGCTAGAGCGTAAACATCATCGTTTGCGTTTACTTTGTTTTGCTAGAATTACGTTCTTCGCCTTCCGGATCGTCTGCTCCGCTACTCTTTGCCCTGTCGAAACCAGGTCCGGCCCATCAAATAATCTCTCAGCCGACCCTAGGGTATTCTACGGAGAGAGACCATTTGGTGGACCGGGCGGGAATCGAACCCGCGTCCAGAACACTTTTCTCTTCACTTCTTACGATCATAAATCCTTACAAGTTCGTTCTTTATATATCTTTCCATCTTCGGTCATAATCTCTTTCCAGTCAGTACACACTTTACCTTTTGTAACCTGCTCTTCTTTTTCTTTAGCCTGAGCATCTGCGATCACCGCACCTATGATCACACCACCCACCAATGGTACTACCCAATCATTATGACGATGTACTATGATAGGAGCATGCCTATGTATGTGATGTATATGACGATGACCATGACCGTGAAAATGACGATGGCCATTGATATGAACCTGATGTGCAAATGCCGGTGCTGCTATAACTAAACTAATGAGTCCTGCTAAAAGTGCTTTCATAACATTGCTCCTTTATATTATCTATCACTTTTCAAATTCTATTAAACTATCTGATATTACATATTGATTATTGTTTTTTCTAAACACCCATATGGGTTCAATAAAGACGCTATTCTTATCTGTATTTACTATCGCGTGAGGCCTAGCCTGCATACGCATACCGATCTTACCGATATAATTAGCGCCTATGCTTACTAGATGATCTACCATATCATCACAAAGATTCAGTCTAGTTCCCTTGCTGATCCTCGGTTCGATTATATTGATCATCATGTATGCATTATCTTTTAACGCACTAAAGACCTTTTCGTTGACAGGGAAAAAGAAATCATTTTTCCAACTATCGAAAGATTGATATCTGTGCCAACTTTGTGTAGAACTGTGTTCTTTGGCATAGCGTTCAGTCTCAAAGTAAGGAGGACTTGTAAAATAAAAATCGAAAGTGTTTTCATATTTTTTCCAATCAAGGTCTTCACTAGGAAGATTATATATTACTACTTTCTTGCTACCTATGCAAATGAAATGATCACCGTTATCTTGTAATACAGCAGCGTCATAACCTAGCATGTTCTCATACTCTAAGCATTGATCCTTGTATGACTCATAGACTTCAGGATTAGGATCACAACCTACATACAACTCAGTACCATATGTAGCATAGAAGCCTGCTAATCTATCGCCCCAACCACAACTAGTATCTAACACTTTTCGTGCTTTATGTTTCTCATATAATGCCTTTGCGACACTAGGCTTGAATTGTGTAGCAGTATATGTACCTATACGAAATGCACTACGAAATGCGCTGGCATCGATATCGCTATTTCCTAACGCTCCTTCTCGCCAGAAGTGCCAATTCATCTTCTCTAATTTTTCACGACTGTGCCATATGTCCCATGGACTATCGACAAGATTGCTACCGCACTTCATGCGATTAGTTTGTTGGAAGTAATTGCTGACGCTATTGTAGACATGAGACTTGTCGATCACGCCCAGTGGCTTATCAGCATACTTGTACTTGTAATCGAATTTCTCTAATACAGTATCAAAGTGTTTATACTCACCTAGCATACTTGTCTTACAGAACCGTTCGAACAAATCTACAAACTCGTTATAAGATATCTGCCTAGATGGAAAAGGAATATTGTTTGCTATGATGTATTCTGCGAGGTTCTCTTTGATCATATCCTTGTCATGGGATTGTATGAACTGTAGCCAGTCTTTGTTAGGCACATAGGGTATGCCACGACTATCGCTATGAAATTGAAAGAACTTCTGAATATTTGGATCGATCATCAGTTGATTATAACAGATGATTTGGATATTGTAAAGTCGCTTCGGCTTGGATTCGAACCTTGTCCATAGTCTTATCGATCTGTACTTCCCACAGTACTGACCGAAGCTTTTTTCTGGTTTGTCTCTGTAGTTCCGGAAACTACTTGACCCTCAAACTAAGCCATCGCTGTGCGACAAACACTACACCAGAAGGTTGTGCGGCTGAATGTTATTTATACTTTGCGTGTGTTTCCGTAATGAATGATTTTGTCGCTTGTGCGCTCAATCATTCTCCACGGGTCTATGACAGTTGCATTCTCGGGAAAAGTGATATTACGGACATAATCGTCCCAATATCCTATCAGATAAACATCTGTCCAGTCTGTTTTTAAATCTGTGTCGCCGGTATGCTCATCATAGTAGTTGACATTGCCCATCTTACCCTCTATATAATGACCGACTAACATGCTTGCGCTACCGTTAGTATAATGCACTCCGGGCTTATATGCTTTGCCTACTATAGTGATGTTCTTACCATATTTCAAGCAAGTCTCAGCCATGCGTTCTGCTTGCACTTCTCTGGCTCGCATGATGCTATCGAACAGATCATATCCCAGATTCAACCGCTGTGCTAGATAACGCAATGCTATATTGTCACGAGGATGACATGCGCCACCGTCTCCCATACCTGCTTTCATATATGCAGGTCCCATGATTCGTTGCGTAGAGTTTTTCAATGCATTGGTTACCACATCGGTATCGATATTCTCATTGGTTTCTGCAACATCTTGTATCATATTGACTAATGCTAATTTAGTTGATATGAATGTATTATAGAAAATCTTGATAGCCTCTGCTTCGTCCCATGTACCTACCTCATAGCGTGTTCCTTCAGTTACAAAAGTTTTGTAGAAATCAATCAATTCTCTAGCATCACCTGTTGTGTCGCCGTCTTTAGTTCCTATGATAATCATCTCAGGGTTTATCATGTCTTGTTTTATTGTACCCATTGCGATCAAATATGGATTATATAAAAACCTAGCATTGATGATATATGGCTGTAACAGTCTACGAACTGTGCCCGGCAATACTGTACTAATGAGAACCACTAGTTGGCTTTGATTAACATATCTGTTAACTTCTATTAATATGTTTGTGACGATACTATAATCAAAATCTTTGCTAAACAAATGGCTAGTAGGTAATTCTCCGCCATATATAGGATCATGCGGCGTAGGCGCTGCTATGAATATAATGTCTCTATCCTTGACGCATTCTTCTATAGAATTAGCCATGGGAAATATTGGCGTTCTAGGTTCTATATCATAACCCAACACATCGTGATGTTGCGCCATGACCTCGGCGCAATCTTGGCCTAATTTGCCTACGCCTATCATCGAAATTTTTTTCATGTCATTTGATCGGTAATTCGCTCAATCCATGTTCTCGGTCAAGATATTTCATTTCAATCTTTACAGGATCCCAATCTTTCAATGCTTCTACAACATGATAAGGATCTAAAGGACCGCAAGTATAAACATCCAGTTGCATCAATGCAGGTTCTGATTCATCCCAGACATGCAATGCTATATGACTTGTTTCTATAATGCTAACGCAAGTTATTCCACGATTACCTTTCACATCGAGGTATTTTGCAAAGGGACCCATCAATAACTTCATCCCTATTTTATCGATAAGATTGCTCACCCATATTTTAACACCTGCTTCAGTCATTGGAGGATTCTTTACCTCTGCGCGGATGATCAAGTGCTTGTGATATATTGCCATTTTAAATTACCTCATGTATATTTTTTTCTGTAATAATCTTGTAGCCAAGACCATTCGTAAGATTTCTTCAATTCTTCGATATCGCCCATGACTGTATCGTAATATTCTACGGCATCTTTACTACCCTGTATACAACTTTCGGCATAGAGGCCTTCTGCTACTGTAGTCCATATATTTAATCGTTCGCTAGCGATGTCACTATAATCGCTCTTGAGTTTGATCACTTCTCTGAACGCTGTGCGCCAAGTGCTATAAGGGTCAGTATTGAAGTTAGCGACCCCCGATAGTATATCAACAGATTCATGGGGATCATCTAATGTGAAGTCAAGACCTACGCCAGTGTTATTCAATGTCAACTTCTTGTTATATGCGATCATGGCTTGGTGACCATATACAAGCCCGTTTAACGGGTTCTTGGCTGTGAAGATGTAATGCTTGGGTATCTGCAATCTATCTGGTTGCCAGTTGAAATCGAACTTCTCATCGATCTTGAGTTTAGCGAATACTGTAAACATCCAGGGTGTACTGCTTGCTTGTGCTGCGGCATGATATGCTGCTACACGACCATTCACACCATCTACTCTCACTACCTTGTTAGGCAGATGTTTAGTGATCTTCAACAAATGTTGATAGTTCTCTTCTGCGCAACTTTCACCATTGCTCAAGAAAACGATATCTAATGGTTTTGATTTAGCGACCCTCTTCGCTTTAGTTATATAAGGATAATCATATAATTCGTTATCCACATATAGTTTCGCTTCTTTTGGTAGTGCAAGAACTGTGCCACCTGTGGTCAATATCTCAATATTCTTAGTATGATCTGCCCATAAACACACAGGTTCATCATAGTTCACCGTTATGTCCTTGTTGTCTGCTGTCTTAAAGATAGCATACGGGAAGTCATAATCTGTCTTGACCGCATCGATATTAGTGTCATGGTCTAACACGAACTCGGGCGCAGGTAATCTCTTTGTCCTGATATGATTGTTATAATTGATCTTATCATAATCTTCTAACAGATTCATGTCATCGATCAAACTCTTTAATTTGTTGACATCGACTAAGAATGTGTCGCCGAACTTCTGCTTGTCGCTAGGGAACACATGTAGATTCTCTTTAGCGAATGGATCGCAGATATATGTCATATCGAAATTCTGATAATCGCACACAGAACTGCATACCCAGATATAATTTTCTTTGTTGGGTTTTACCTTCAACGATATGTCGCGCAATGTCTCAAGGTAACTCTTTCTATATGGCACTACATGTACAGTCTTACCCGTAGACTTAGATAATAATTGCTCTTTGATCTTGTCTGTTTCATTATTACCATGATCTATAAGATAGATATCGTACAAGCAATTCGTTGCCTTAGCAGCACGGTTCTTGACAAAGTTAAGATTGCTTAGATGCTCTATGATCTTGATGTACTTGGTGTCTTCAGGAAATGTGTCTTTGTTCAGCAAGTATGTGGTTCCCCAATGGCTCCACTGTGTGCCAAATATATGAACCATCTTCAATTGCCAAGGGTTAGGATAATACTTGAAGTCAAAGTTACTGTAATCAAGTTCGCTGTTCAATATCCATGCTAACTGTGTAGTGCTTCTATTCAAGCAACGATAGATCGTGTCTACCCAACTATTGAGATAGCGTGTCTTTTGTATGTTAGGGAATCTTTCTTGCAACTTCTCAAATCTTTCTTTAGCCTCGGCATTGCCGCGGTCGATCATGAAGATATCTGGCTGTATGAACAAGTCGGCTAGATATTCGTTCTCTGCTTTGACATCGCCCGTGACGAAATTATACTGAGTGAAGCCTTGCTTATATAGTTTGCTGTTGACGAAATATGTTTGTGTCTCTTTCGCTTCAGGGCTACCGAATACATGAACGAATCTTGCCTGTTCAATATTTGGACGCCAACTGAAATTGAAATTGCTGTAATTAATGTTCTTGTTCAACGCCCAGAACAATTCATCTGTGTGTTCATCTATCAAGTCTTCAAGTGTGGTCTGTATATAATACTTAGGAATCTCTACGAACTCACTACGGTGTTTCTTTGTCACACGCTGTAGTTTGATGATCTCACCGTTGTTCTTTTTAGTTTTGTATATAGGGCCATCTGTATCATCGAACAATGTGCCGAACTGATAGATATATGGCGGGCTACCGGGATTAGGTCTCCAACTGAAATCAAAGTCATCAGTATTGATATTTTCTGGTATGACCCAATTGGTCATATCGCTCACTACTTCTGCCGTGATATCATGTATGTACTTTTTCTCAGTAGCATTCTTGACATGATACTCTAATGTTGGTTCTACTTCGCCACTGTTCCACTGATTGCCGAACACATAGATATAGGGAGGACTAGTAGGATCAGGTCTCCAACTATAGTCAAAATCACTTCTGACTTTGATCAACTCACGCCACTTGTTGTAATCAGGTAATACATGCGCAGTTTGCGGCATATACTTACGCTGTGTAGCACCCTTGACATGATATTCTAATGTAGGTTCTATCTCAGCACTATTCCACTGATTACCGAACACATAGATATAAGGCTCGTCATGTGGATCAGGTACCCAACTATAATCGAAACTTGTGCGATCTACAGGTATGATCTCTGTGAATCGATCATAGTTCTGTGCTAACTGTGCTACGAATGAATTGTCATACTTGTAATCAGTAGCGCCGCTGACCCTGTACAATATAGTAGGCATCTTTTCTGCTGGATACTGAGTGTTACCGAAAGCATAGATATAAGGTTGTTCTTTGGGGTTCGGTCTCCAACTAAAGTCAAAACTTTCTTCAACGATAGGATGCAATATCTTATAGTTATTCTTGTTAGGCAATACGGTAGCAACAATGTCCTCTATATACTTGTATTCAGTAGCGCCGGGCACATGATATTCTAATGTAGGTTCTACGCTGGCTAAGTTCCATTGATTACCAAACACATAGATATATGGCGGAGCCTTAGGATCAGGCACCCAACCAAAATCAAAATCTGATTTGTCTACTGGTATCTTTTCTACCCAGTGTGTCATGTTAGTTGCTAACTTGGCTTTGACATCATCGACATACTTGATCTCAGTAGCATTCTCTACGACATAACGAACAGTAGGCATGACTTCGCCGGGATACTGAGTATTACCGAACACATAAATGAATGGATCATCGTATGGGTCAGGACGCCAGCTAAAGTCGAACTCACTTTCTACTATAGGTATCAATATCTCAAACTTACTTTTGTCTTGTGCGACCTTAGCGATGATATCATGCACATACTTTATCTCAGTGGCACCAGGCACATGATATTCAACTGTAGGTTCTTTCTCTGCTCTATTCCATTGATTACCGAACACATAGATATATGGTGGTGCTTCGGGATGCGGTACCCAACTGAAATCAAAACTATCAGGTTCTAATCTTATCTTTACTTTAAAATTCTTAGTATCAACTAATGTCTTTGCTTGTATGCCTTTGATATATTTCTTTTGAGTAGCATTATGTGTATGATATACAGGACCTCCTACATCATTCCATATCGTAGCAAACTCATAGTCATATGGCTCTTCTGTATTATCAGGATGCCAACTAAAATCAAAACTATCAACATCTATGTTGCTAGGAATAGTCCAGTTAGTCTTATCAGATAGTTTGATAGCATATTGAACATCGACATATTTTGTCTCAGTAGCACCTTCGACAACATATCTAGGACCATTAGTCTTTTGATGTTGCGTACCAAACTCATATATGAACGCAGGTTCAGTATCGTCTGGATGCCAACTAAAATCAAACTGTGAAACATCTAAACCTTCAGGTATCACATAATTTTTGATATCAGGCAGTCTAACTGCTCTCTGACTATCAATATACTTGACTTCTGTGGCTCCTTCAACCGTATATGTAGGTCCGCCTGTCTTCTGCCATTGTGTACCGAACTGATAGATATATGGCGGGCTACCCGGATCGGGCAACCATTCGAAATCGAATTTATCTAAATCTATATTATTGTCATATCTCCATTTAGTCATGTCAGCAAATGTCTTTGCTACAACTTCGTTCACATATTTTAATTCCGTAGCACCCGGCACTACATATTTTACTGTGGGCATGATCTCAGCACTATACTGCTCATTGCCGAACACATAGATATATGGCTGTTCTGTATTATCAGGATGCCAACTATAATCAAAACTTTTGATTTTTATATCACATAACTGCCAATATATAGATGTAGGTTTAGCGATTGCCTTATCGCTGTACATGTATTTGATCTCACTAGCACCTTCTACAACATATCTAGGACCGCCGTTCTTTTGATGCTGTGTGTTGAACTCGTAGATATAAGGTTGATCATGTGGATTAGGAATCCAACTAAAATCAAACTTGCTATCATCAATATTATCAGGTACTATCCAATTTGTTTTATTCTGTGCTAACTTAGCAACGATATCTGTGATATATTTTTCTTTTATAGCACCAGGCATACGATATTCAATCGTAGGCATTTGTCTAGCATCATGATGCTGATTACCAAAGATGTAAATGTAAGGTTCTTCGGTATTATCGGGATGCCAACTGTAATCAAAATCTTCTATCTCATGATCTATTAAAATATTGAAATTGTTTTGATCAGGCAATCTTTTAGCGATTATACCCTCGACAATCTTGACTTCAGTTGCACCAGGAACGACATATCTTGGTCCACCGTTCTTTTGATGCTGCGTGCCAAACTCATATATGTAGTCAGGCTCCAATGGGTCGGGCCTCCATGTAAAATCAAAACTATTTTTGTCTACATTAGCAGGTATATCCCATCGATCATATTCCGGCAATACAACTACATCATCAGTCATGTACTTTATCTCGGTAGCACCGGGCACAACATATTCAACTGTTGCTTTATACTTGTTACTGATATACTTGTTACCCCAACGATAGATGTAAGGAGGATCATTGGGATTTGGTATCCAACTAAAATCAAACTTATTTTCGTCAATTGGCTGAGTGATTATCCAATTGGTTTTATCTATATCTAATGTTGCTACGATGTCTGCGACATACTTGATTTCAACTGCGCCCGGTACTACATACTGTATAGTAGGCATTTCTTCTGCTTTGTATTGGTTGTTACCAAAAATATAGATATATGGTTGTTCACTGTTATCAGGGTGCCAACTATAGTCGAAATCTTTTATCTTTATATTTTGATTCACAAGCCAATTTGTTATGGTGGGCAACGCTCTTGCCTGTTGACTATCAATATATTTGATTTCAGATGCGCCGGGGACAACATATCTAGGACCACCTGTTCTCTGCCACTGCGTGCCGAACTCATAGATATAAGGAGGGTCTTTAGGATGGGGTACCCAGCCAAAGTCAAACGCGGATATATCGATATTTTCATTAACATGCCAACATTCAGGCTTAATTCCTATCTTAGCCTTGATAGTGTCGATATATTTGTATTCACTGGCGCCTTCTACAACATATTGTAGCGTCGGCATAATCTCACCTGAATAGTGCTGATTGCCAAACACATAGATATAAGGCTGTTCACTACTATCAGGATGCCAACTATAATCGAAATCTTCTACAGGAAAATCTGTAACAACAGTGAATCTATCTTTTTGCGGCATATGCTTCACGGATTGTGAATCAATATACTTGATCTCACTAGCACCTTCTATGATATATCTTGGTCCATTTGTCTTTTGATGTTGCGTGCCAAACTCATAGATATAAGGTGGGTCGTTCGGATTAGGCTCCCAACTATAATCAAAGGTCTCATCATCGACACTAGAAGGTACTGACCAGTTCGTCATGCATGGCTTACGGACTACACGGTCGTTCATGTATTTGTACTGAGTGGCGCCCTCTACTTTATAGGCTACGCTTACTTTGTCTCTTGGATCATTATGCTGATTACCCCATGCATATATGTAAGGCGGTGCACCTGGATCTGGTCGCCATGTGTAATCCATGCCTGTGCAATCTTCATATATCTCAAATAACTCAGGCTTTGACTTTAATCTTGCATACCATGCGTTGTCAATATACTTTCTTTCAATCGCGCCTTCTACATGATATTCAATAGTAGGCATCTCTTCAGCACGGTAATGCTGGTTACCCCATACATAGATATAAGGCGGATGTGTGGGGTCCGGGACCCAGGCCCAGTCAAAACTATTATCATCTACATCATGTATTATTTTGTAATTATTTTTATTAGGTTTTAATTCTACAAATTTCTCCATGTACTTGTAGTCTGTAGCCCCGGGCACACGATATTCTATAGCAGGCTTGTGCGTAGCAGGAAAATATCTACAACCCCAGGCATAGATATAGGGAGGATCGGTTGGGTCCGGGTACCAACTGAAATCAAACAACTTCTCATCGACATCATAATTTAATACCCAATTGTCAGACTTGCTCTCAGTCCTTAACAGTTGAGGAACATCTTGTCTGTATATTATATTACCGCCAGACTCTTTAGCACATAGCCAAGTACCGCTATCTTTATTATGCTGGCTGGGCCATACATTATCATGCTCGCCGGTCCATACTTGGTCGTCTGGTAAAAATTCAAAATCGAAATCCCAATCGAAACCTGTATAGTCGCAGAACTCGTTGACTATCCAAAAATGTTCAGTCGTTGCTAGTAATCTTGCTTCTTCTAAATTTTTAGCAGGCTGTTCTAATGGATGAACATTGGGTTTTTTGCCGAAGTAGAATACATCTCTTAACATGCATTTACTTATTTCATAATTTTATTTGGAAATAATTATTTGCACATTCATGTAATGAATTATTTTGTATAAACTTAGTTAAAAAAGATGCAAGTAGCATGTTTTCATATGGACTAAAATGATTCGGGCTTGAATCACAATTAACCCAATTTTTGCGGGACTTGATACCTAGTCTTCTACTTAATGAAAATAGATCCGGTTTAAACTTTGTACCATTTAATTCTGACGATATTATTTCAGTATCCTTAAAACAAAACAAGTGTATCACATTTTTATCAGCAACAATGTTGTTTAGTTCGTTAAACCATTGCAGCATAGCCCATTGATTCACTTTTTCATTGTAAACATGTTTAAGATAAAACTCTCTTATTTCATTTTTTAAAGAGATACTTTCATCTGATCCAAAATAGGTTCGTTTGTCCCCTAACATCCTAGATTGTTCAGTATGACAAAATACGAATAAGTCTGTATTATTGAACTTTGTTCTGTGCTGATTTTTATATTGTATTAAATCTAATCTGCTAGGCCACCAAGAACAACCAGGAAAACCTTCTCCTGTTAATTCATATCCTAGATTGTTGGCTAGAATCAAGGGCCAATGCTCAGTCGGGCTAGTTCTATTAAAACAAAAACTATCACCGGTTATATAGATATATTTCAACTTACTACCTTTAAATCGTACAATTTTTCAAATCTGTCAGCGTCACTACGATCATTGACCATTGGCTCGCCGCGTATATTCAATGATGTATTGAGCAACATTGGACAGCCTGTTTTCTTATACCATTTTTCTAAGAGTTGTCGTATCCCAGATCGATCTTCTGGAACAGTCTGTACACGGCTAGTCCCGTCATGATGAACAATAGCGGGATAAAGGTCAGGACGCTTGCAAGTAGCGATGACCTGCATATACCTACTATCATTCCAATTAACAGGCATATCGAAATATTGATGTACATACTCCTCAAGAATGACTGGAGCAAAGGGTCTAAATTTTTGTCTTCGTTTGATTTCATTGACTTTATCCTTTATCTCGGGTCCTCGAGGATCAGCCAATAAACTACGGTTGCCTAATGCGCGAGGCCCGAATTCTGCTCTTCCGCTAGCAACACCTACCATCTTGTTCTTCTTAAGTTCTTTGATAACTTTATCTACGGGATATGGACCTGCTATCTCATGACCTAAGAATGCGTCAGTCCAATTTATCTTTCTGCCATAACCCAATGCTGCTGCACCTAGGCTGTTACCTGCATCGCCCGGGTTAGGCATGATCCATATATCTTTAAAATATTTACCTAGCAATCGATTAGCGAGGCAGTTTAGTGCCACACCACCGCCATAAACTAAGTTTTTGCTGCTACCTAATCTAAATGCTTTATGCATGACCTTCTCTATCAAAGTCTCGCACACTAACTGTGCGCTGCTTGCTATGTCCATGTCATCTGCTTTAGTTAAAAAATTATTAGGTTCGAGCCCTATGTGTAGGTTGTGTCTAAAATCTAACTCAAATAAATCAGACATATAATGACTGACGATTCTGTTGGCATGGCTAGGTTTACCATATGCAGCCATTCCCATTAGGATATATTCTTCTTCGTTAGGTTTTAATCCAACACGCTGTGTCATGGCACTATAAAATAGACCTATACTATTAGGATACTTCTTGCTCCACAACTTAGTATAGTGCGCAGTACCATTCTTGTCATAACATGCATCCCATATGCTGATGCAATCCATCTCACCTATAGCATCGATGATGACTACAGTGGCATGATCAAAGGGACTAGTCTGAAATCCTGCTGCGGCATGTGACTTATGATGAACATGAGTCTGTATAGGTCTGTCCCCTAACAGATCACATAGTTCAGAACCTATGATTCTCTTGACACTTAGCGGGCTTATAGTTTGTCCAGCGCGCCATTGCCTATAAGCCTTTAACCATGGTTTCTCATAATAGTTCAGTTTATAGGTCTCACCTGCATAGGATAATGCATCCTTGATGAGTCCTTCACAAAGGTTCTCGTCATGCTTCTTTTTGCTATATCTCTCGCTATGTCCGGCAAACAGTATATTGCCATCGTCTGAGATAACGCTCAAAGCAGCATCATGAAATCCCGCGCTTATACCTATATGATTCATTGACAAACTACACCTTCTATTTGATCTGCCCAATATTTATGATGGTTGATACCGGGATGTGATCTATCTCTAGCCAAATCTAAATTTGTTTCTATATCTTCAGGACTAGTCCACTCCGGCAAAAGAGTAATATGTTCGAATTTCATTAATTTCATCATTTGATAAGTGGGCCTATCCCAGGATGATATGAATGTTTTTATGTCTTTAAGTTTAGACAAATAATCTAGATTATATATGTCGTCCTTCATTCTTCTTATTAATTCTGGTTCGGGAGTATATTTGAAGTATGACTTTGTTTGTATGTTATAATCCTCTAAATCTTTTTCTTGTTGCATTAACAAATTACATAACTTTATAGACTGGTTATTAATCTTATTAATAGCACACAGTTGTCTTCCATACGAAGGCATCAAAAATACCGCTCGGTCTATTTTCATATGTCTACTGATTATTGAAAAAACATCGCAAGTTGCTTTTATACTGCTTCCGGAAATTCCGAAATTATATGAGTTTAAATTATGTTTTTTTGAAAGAAGCTTATGCCACAATTTATCAGACGGTAACCCTACCCCAAAGGTATAACTACAACCAAACGCTGCTAATTCTAAATGACTATTTTGATTTATTTCGATATCTCTAAAACCTAATGAGTTCAGCACATAATCAAAGTCACCATGTTTCCAGTTTTCTGCATTATCTTTTTCTGCTACTGTCCACATAGGTACCTGCTTTTTTAATTCACCATTTGCTAATATTAAATCAGGTCTGGCTGTAACCGGAGTATAATTAGAGAGATAATTTAAACTACACCCGTGTAGGTTTAATTGCAGCAATTCAGTTTGATTCTCAAATCCTACATTCAGTCTTTTTAATGCCATGTGTATTCAATAAATGAATGGGTCGCGCTTTTTTAATTCTTTCAATCGTTTTTTATAACGATATTCCATGATTATCTTATAATAAATTCGTTTTATAAAATTAAACATATTATTCACCTTTTTTAATTAACTTCTCGTCTACAGTTTTTGTCACATACAACTTATCTATGGCTGAGATAGATCCACAAGTTTCTACGCAATACAATAGTCTTCCCTCTTCTACTGTTTTTGCTTTCCAACCATCTAGAAAGAAAGGACCAAAATAAGGACCCATCAATATTTCATATATAGAGTTTTTTCTCAGATCAAGTTTATCTTTGCCCATCTCTTGCACTTTTTTATTGAACTGCCAACGACTATAGGTGCTACTAAATTGCCCGAACACTCCACCTAAGAAACAACATGGCAGCAAATGTCCAGTAGCCGACACATATATTTCCTGTACATATTGATCTAATGATTTGCAGCGAATGCCGGAACTCTTTGCTAAATTTCTACTAAATTCAGTTAACTCAGGTACCGGTTCTACCATAGCATGTTTAAAATCAATCTTATAATCAGATGGAATATTAGACCTTTCACCTGTAAAGTTTACAGGATATATAGTATAATCAAAAGTTCCATCTCGTTTATATACATTCATTCCTTGCTGCTTTCCCTGATACTCACCGAACCCCATTGGTCTTTTCTCTGCAAAATGAAACCCTAATTTAGACGCTAATTGTCTAGCCTCTTCTACCTGATGTTGATTATGTTCGAATACCAAGAATTCCCATATACCGAAAGCACCTGTTTTGGCATATGCTTCCATGTTCGCAAATAATCTATCCCACTTAACACCGCGTCTGTATATATGGTTTGTATCTTCTAAACCATCCACACTGAATACTACTGCCGGCTGATAAAATGCATGACTTAAGTTTTTCTCTCTAGGAACACTAGCAAAAAATTTTCCTACTTCTGACCAATATTCTGGATTGCGCATACCGCCATTAGTTCGTACTTGTTGTGCGATATATTTTTTACTGTTAGATTGAAAATATTCTAATATAGGTATTAAATCTAATGCCATACCTGGATCGCCGACATTACCGCAAAAGTTAATACCTATGATATTTTCTACGAACTTTTTAGGAAAGAAATTTTTTATATCATCTATAGTAAGTTCTGTGATTTCTAGATTAGGACTTACTGGACCTCCTGCAAGATTTCTGCTACATGCAGGACAACTAGCATTGCATCTTGATGTAAGTTCTATGTGAAGCCTACCTATATTATTAATATTATACATCAGTTTTTCCTATAATACTTTCCATCATGTTGGCGACTTTTTTAAAACGATTTTTCCAATCATCTTTTCTTCTCACATCTAAATCATTTAAAAATTGATAAAGATTATATACCTGCTCTTTATTCACTTCACTAGACTGCATCTTTGCTCGGATACCGTATACAGTATCCTGATATGATAACATATTGTTGTCTTTAATAACATCGATAAACTTGTCTAAATCTTCTAGAAATAAATCTCCGAAATGATAAACATCAAAGCAATTAGGAACCACAACCGTATTCCAATGAAAAGTGATATGCTTGATTTTTTTCCATTCTTTTACTTTTTCGGCGAGCAGATAAAAACTAGGCATTGACAAGGCAGTGATAGTCGAATGTATTTGAACCTCAACACCCGCAGTATCTAGCATCGTCAGAATGTTCTTTTCAGCCCACTCCATATTCAATCCATATCTAACATATTCTAAATCAGGTCCCCAGCAGTCTATGCTGCATACTACCATCATACTTTTTATTTTCTTCTCATAAATTAATTTTCGCACCTTATCGATTTTTGATTTGAACTTACCGGGCTCATGATTTAAATTGCTAAAAATATGCCAGTTTAATTCTGGACAAGGATGCTTGTCAAAAAAATCTAAGCACATGTCAAACTCTTCTTGATAGAAAGGTTCACCACCTAGCATTTTAAACATCACTAATTTACTACCATGTTCTGCCATATATTCAAAAAATTTATCTCTATAGGTAGTGTAGTTTTTTCTATCATCGTTTAGCCATTCGCTATAATTTGTATTAAATTTGCTAGGACCATATTTTTTCACTTCATGTTCGATTTGACTGCTAAATGTAGGTCTACAATATACACAAGATTGGTTGCACAGATTACTGAAATATACTTCAAGTATTGTAGGGGTAACTTTGATCGCATTGGGATCTGTTTCTAATTCAGGCGGAAGGATAGTAGTGTCTTTGTTTGTAAATGCGGTTCTATCGCTTAACCCACCTGCCATTTCGATGTCTCTACAATATTCACACCCATTACCAGGCCATTCTCCTTTAAGCATCTTGGCTCTATCTAGCATCTTTCCGGGTAAATTATGAAAGTCTTTAATCGTGTCGGCATCAAATTTATAGTGTTTGCATCTGTGACAACTGGCTGTTGTACCGGTATTTAAATAGATTGAACTCCATGCCCACTTATACTGACATGCTGCATTGTTTTGTATAGGAAATATTTTACTCATTTATATTTGTCCATGATAGGTCTGATGATATTTTGATAATACACTTCGTGTCCTTTTTCATTAGTATGATTGTCTACGCATTTATAAATGTTTTTGTTAGCCCAATCATTATTGGTCCCGCTGTAATCATAACTTTGAATATCTAGAAATTGGTGTTTGATTATGCCGGTATCGTTTTGCAAATGTTTTATGATATCTGGGTCATACCAATACATAGGCATGGAAAACTCAAAAGAAAATCCTCTAAGTTCACAGTATTGTTTGGCTGCTAGAAGAGACATCAATCCTATGTTTCTTCCTATCTCATCCTGATATAAATGCATTATATACATCTTTTTAGCCAAAAAATATTGCTCAAGGTGCGGATCCATCTTTCCCTGCCATGCGGGATCCCAATTATGCGACAATACCCATGAGTGCAGTTCTCCCCTATTTCCTGATGCTTCTAACCTATCAGGACTAGTACCTGCAAAAAGCACTAGTGTTTTTAATTTAGAATGATTGTCCTTTATTCCGAAATTCATTAAGTCGCGGAACATAGCCGGATTAGAATGCCCGCATCTAGCAAGATTTATGACAGGTATGTTATATTCTTTACTTAGCAAACTTGCCCAGCAATATTCACTCGGAAAATTATCAGGAGTTCGTTGTCCTACTACCTGCTTAGTGTCAGGATCGATATAAAAAACACGATCTTGGCATCCATGACCATATGTATAACTATCTCCAAAAACTACAATACGCTCTATCATTTTATTTCAAACCTATATATTTTGCTAAATTATCGGGCTTATTTCTGCGTACAGTATATTGCTCAAAAAAGATATCGCTATCTCTGCGCATCTCGGCTTGATTTTCTCTGATAAACCCTTCATCTAAGAACTTGATCAATCTATTGCAATGTTCAAATTCTACGGGCAATAAATCATCTTTGATGCTATCATAGAATTTCTGATATTTATTGATGTAAAAATCACGCTCTTGTCTAGTCAAACAAGCGAATCCTTGAAACTCGGGCTTGTCTACCATATTGATAGAGATATATGGTTTGATCTTGGTGCGGCTTCTGATATCTATGATATCTCTGTACATCTGATCTAGGCTCTGTAATGCTATGGCGCTGACTGTAGTGCTGATGCTAAACTCTTTGACTGTGCTATTACCCAGTCGTTCTATATTAGTCAACCATTCACTATAAACCATTCCCTCTCGTATGAATTCAGCCGTTTCACCTGCACTTTCATTACTGATATTCATGCGCAGGTTATTCAAGCCTTTTATCTTATCAAAGAACCTATCCATGACTACTGGCTTCTGACATAGGTTACTATGTATGACAGTTTCTATGTTAGGATTAACCCTTGTCATCATAGCGAACAACTTGAATACTTCTTCATGCATCAATGGCTCACCGCCGCTGACACGAATGCTTTCAAGACCTTCCATGACTGTCTCAAACCAACTCCAAAATAGTTCCATATGTGGAGGCTTGATCATCTCTTCTAGTTCAGCCATATCTTTCTGATAGTGCCTGCGATCATCAGTCTTGATATCAGTATACACACCGTTGACTCGTATATCATTGATCCAACTTGTGCTAAATTGCGGGCTGCAATAACTACATGCTAGATTACATGTGTTGTTAAACGCTAACTCTAACGCTTTTGGTTTGAATATGTAATTTGGATTCTTGTAATCTTCTGCTGTGAGATGATCCTTGAAACTGAGGCTCTTGCGTGTTCTATCGCTAGTCAATCCCAAATTCTCATATCGCCAGCAACTATCACATGCAGGAGGCTGCTCTCCTGCTAACATGCGCTTTTGTTGCTCACGCTTCTCTGCTGGATTATAGAATGTGTCTACTGTATCACCGACTTGGAGGAAGGGAGTATAATGGCAACTAGCGATCTTGCCGCTATAGACCCATATACTTGCTTCATGGAACTTTGCTAGACAAAATGTAGGGCTAGTCTCATTCCTAATTTTTATTAACTTATTCAGTTCCATCAGTAGTCAAACTCATCATTTAAATTATTCTTAGTCATGTAATCTTGCATGTTTTTATGCTCAGGGAAAACAGCAAAGAAGTTTTCTTTTCTAATACTATCTAGTTTTCTGGTAATCCTACTAAAGAACTTCAGACTTTCATGTAAATTTGGTTCTCTGTTGACATCGCTGTACATAAAATTAATAGCATTTTCATATCTACTTATTGCGCTGGAATGTACGCTGTATCTTTTCAACCATTCGATGTGACTTAAAAACAGTAATTCTATCTCACGCTTTTTCCATTCCGGAATGTTTTTCAAGCAGTAATAAGGAGGGGTATCTAATGGGTTGATCATAATATTGTCATGACCTATTAATCCCAATTCTACCCATTCTTTATGAAAGTCTACGAGGTTGTGGGAGTTCGGCCAACTCAATGTATACGATATATTAAATTGAACATGCGGCACTAATGCTAGCATGGACAGTCTATTACTGACCACCGTAGGCCAATCAGTGCCGCTACGCCAGTACTCTCCCCTGCTATGGCTTCCATCAAGGCTAGCGTTGACACTGACATTTTTAAATTTTTTCCAATATTCGATAACATTATCATAATTCTTTAACTTCAACAAACTAAAGTTAGTGTTATATCTAATCTCAATGTCTGTATTACCTATCTCAATCAACTTGTTCAATACTTCATAATGTTCTTTTTGCATCAGTGGTTCACCACCTGCAAAATATATGATCTCAGCCGTGCTTAGATGGGGTATTATTTCTTCTAATGCTTGTACTTCAGTCGAACCTGGATATTGAAAACCATCATCAATTTCTAGTTTTTCAGTTCGATTATATAACTTTCTGTGGTCGCTGACCCAACTAGTGCTGTAATGAGGGGCGCAGCTGCGGCACTTCAAGTTGCAAAGGTTGTTGAACCGTACATCAATATAATATAGTTTATGTTCATCTACGGTGCCGTCGCTCTTAGTGCTAGCCACTATCTCTTGTATAGCAGGATTCTCTTCAAAAAATCTTTTATTGTAAGAATTATAAAAAGCGTCCCCTAATTCAGCGCGGTTATTACAAATACTACAGTTAGGATGTTGTTCACCTTTTAAAAATTGTAATCTCAAAGTTTTAGTATTCTCGTTATTCCATATCTCTTTCAATGTGTTTTGTTTTAGACTACCTAGTTCTGCTTTCCAATCGTATACACAACAAGGTTTTACATCTCCCGGCGGACCTACATATTGATGAACCCATGGAAATATACAAAAAGTTTTGCTGGATTTTGCCATTTCTAAAGGATTAAAATTATTTTCCATACTTTATTAAATCCACATATAATTCGGGAAATATCTGCATGAAACTTTCATTTCTCAATAGATCAAGTTGCGTTGTCTTTTCAAAAAATCTAGGTATCATATGACTTTCATCTGCACTGTTCATCAAAGTAATCGCACTTTGCCAATGTTCCATATATACCGGATAATCAAAATTTCTAGGTTGTGTCTTTTCAAGCCATTCGATGTGATTTTTAATCTTTTCTGTAACTCGTTTTTTAGTCTCTGATGGTAATACGGTAGTTCTTATATACTCAGGAAAATGCAACACATTAAGATTAAATCCAAATGTATCTCCTGTATGCTTTTTAAATAAATCATTCTCGCAAATATATCTATGTAGGTCTATAGCAGCCTCACAGTTTAACAAACTATATACCGCACTGATGCCAAAATCTATGGTAGGTATGTATTCTTTACAAGTCTTTATCCAATCTAATGCTAATTGCCAATCAAATCCTTTTCTAATATATTCACCTTTAGCACCCATAGCGTCTATGCTACCTATTATAAAAACATTTTCAAAATGTTTTAGTAGTTCAAACGCATTATAGTTTTTTAACTTGTATGTGCTTAGGTTAGTATTATATCTGATTTTTACTTTTGTTTGCCCCATCTCTATCAAAAGTTTTAAGAATTCATAATGCTCTTCTTGCATCATAGGTTCTCCACCACTGAAATGTATTTCAGTGTATGGATCTACCATGCCTACTAAATTAACTAAATCATCTTTCATATGTGCGATTTGATCATTGGTGATCAATGTAGGCACTGGATTTCCTAATTTAATCGCATCAGCCGCCCAACTAGTGCTAAGTCCTGGACCACAACTACGACACTTAAAATTACAAAGATTGTTAAAGATTAGGTCTATCGTGGCTAATTTTATGTCACCTACACTACCGTCTGGTAAAGTAGTACTATGTATATCTTCAAATTTATTATGGTATTTTTGATTTGTATAGTCAGGCCAGTGCTGATACCTTTCATTAAACCGTTGACGCATACTAACTATACCGCTATCCTCTTCTTTCCAACAACGAAAACATGCGCTAGGTCTTTTACCTTCTAAAAATTGTTTTCTAAGATCATTCCATTTTTCGTTATGAAAAATATTTTTAAGTTTATCTTCTTTCCAATTACCTAATTTATGAGGAGTCTGATGGCTATAATAGCAACAAGGCATCACTTTACCATCTGGTTCAGTGTGTATCTGCAACCACGGCACACTACAAAAATTTTTAGGATATTGATTATCTTGATTCATATTAATTTTATAATCTCGGTCAATACTTTTTCATGATTAGTATTTCTAGTTTGATCTATAGCAGTAAATAATTTCTGTGCGAGGGGAAACAATTCGGACTTATCTTCTCCGGTCATTAACTGCGTCTTGAATTTGTCTTGTATCTCTAAAAATTTAGGATCATTAGTAGGCAATATATTATCAAACACTCGCTTTAAAATGATTTGCTTACTCTTCAACGGAATTACATCTACGCTTTGTTCTTCTGGATAAACTAATTTATTCATATGTACGCTGTCTAGATTTGGATATGAAGTATATATCCAGTTATACCAATCTGCAAACCACAATGCATTCATCCATGTAAGAGCATATTGAAAGTTAATCTTAAATCTATGATCTTGTAGTTGGTAGTAGCGGTCTATATTATCCTTGACTTCTGCCCATTTACCATTAGATCGGATGTATTCAAATATATCATCCGTGCCGTCTATACTGAATCCTAATCCAACAAATCTAAATATCCTCGAATACTCTTGCAATTTAGGTTTATACATAGTACCATTAGTAAGCATTGAAATCGCAGTAGTACTAGCATAAGGTTGTTCAGATAACCAATCTAAAAATTCAAATATCAAAGGATTGATTAGTGGTTCCCCACCTAATATATTAATATTAATATATGGATAAGTGTTTTGTTTCAGTGCTGTTTTTATAAATTCTAATTTACTAGGTCCCTGTTCACTTATAATTCTGTATAATTTTTGAGAGTTTTTACTTTCATTAGCGATTTGAGTGCTATATCTAGGACTACAGTAAGTACATCTTAAATTACATAGATTATCAAAAGATACAGTTATTCTTAGTTCGTCATCTCGTATAGTGTCTTCTGCTTCTTTTCTTTGGCTGAATGGATTACCATTTTTTTCAAGATCGATGCAGTACTTGCAATTTGTTTCAATATCCATTTTAGATAATTGATCATAATATTCGTCTACAGTAGTAGCATCAATATTAGTTTTAAAATAGCAACAGGGGCGGTAGGGCTTTTCATCATTGCTAATGAAAAGCCACTGCTTGTGTGCCTTGCAATTTTTATATGGGGTTAAATCCATCCATTAAGTTCCTTGAATACTTCACTAAAATTTCGTTCTCTACGCTTATCGTATTCTGTTGTGAATTTTCTAAACTGGTCTGTGCGCCAATCTCTTTCTACATCATTCATAGTAGTCTTGCGAGCCTTCCAGAAATCATAGACCATAGCCCATGTCTCTTTTTCTACGCTCTTGATGAGACTATCATTTTCTTTCATGAAGTTATTTGTATCTTCAAAATAACTATCGGCACTATCAGGTAATATGCGCAAATCAAACTGCTTAGGATCGACTAGCCGTGCGCAGTTGAACATGATGTCGATACCATCTTTTCTAAACTCAATGACCTTCTTGATGAATGTCTTAAAGTTGAACACACTCAACAATCCAAATGTGACCATGATTCTGATAGGTACATGGAATGTAGTGCTGACTTTGCGAACAGTATCTTCCCACTGTGCTACATCAAGCCCGTCGCGGATATACTCTGCTTGTGGACCCCATGTATCCATGCTAGTATATACTTCAAGACCTTTGATAGTCTTAGCATTCAACAATGTCGTTGCCTTCTCAAAGAACATCTTTAAGTTCTTTTCAGGTACACACAAGTTAGTGTTGATCACTAGTGTTAAGTTAGGGTTATGGTTCTGTGCTACGAAATCAAGCAACTTCATGAAGTTGCGTGTGGCAAGTGGTTCGCCACCTGTGATTCTAAGATAGCGCAAATCTTTATACGCATCAGGTAACCACTTCCAGAATGCATCGATATAAGGGTTATCATCTTCTGGTAGCATGTCGTGCATCTTGTCTTTATGCACAGTCGGGTCTTCGATAGGATAACTACCGAACTTGCGTACTTCATGCTCCCATCGTGAACTCTGTCCCGGGCTGCAATAACTGCAAGCAAAGTTACAAGTGTTTGCGAAACTGATCTCTAAGTAACTAGGATTGATAGGCTTGTCATATGGCGCGTTGAGTATCTCTGCTCTGCGCTCAATAGCCCATGGTTCGTTGGTGAATCGTTTTCTATCGCTGATGACATCAGGATTGATCGCTTCCATGTCAAAGCAATAATAACATTCTTTTGGCTTCTCGCCGTTCAACATCTGTCTACGCTGTTCGATCTTATGACCAGTGTTGTGTAGTGCTGAAGGATCTTTGTCAGTCTCTTCACGCTTCCAACGATGTATGGGTGGGTGATAGCAACTATGGTTCTCACCCATGCCAAAATGCATAGTGACCATTAGCCACTTTGCTGCACAAAAACTATCTTTAATCTTGATTGGAATCTCTACACTCATAATATTTCACCTAATTCTGGTATGTAATCTTTATAACTTAAGTTTCTTGCTTTGTCTACTGCGTTGATAAACTGGCTTGCTTTCGTTAATAGTTTAGGATCATGCTCGACCTGCAACTTAGCATACAATTCATTACGCTGCCAGTCATGTAATTTATCAACATAATAATCCTTGACTTTCTGTTTGTAACTCTCTGGTAATGCAGCGAGGCTCAGATAGTCTGGATACAATACATAATTGTGATGCGGAATCTTGTTGTAATTTTTCTCTAACCAAGTATTTAATGTATCCAATGTCAGTATGTTTAATATGCTCACAGTCTGTGTGACATGCCAATATACATTGCTTACTTTGTTTAATTTCTCAATGCTAGTAACTGTCTCATCCCACTGTGTAGGATATCTGATATAATAGTTTCTAATATCATAATCGTCTATACTTGCGTTGACTGTTACCTTCATGAATGACTTCCACAATTCTATCAGATTGTCAGGAATATCCATCATGTTTAGGCTATATACAAGATGCACTTTTTTGCTTGTGCCGTTATTGATTAGATTTTCTAAGTAGCGATAATGTGCTTTGATCAATGTTGGCTCGCCACCATTGATATAAATCTCTTCTACGCCTTCGCTATATTTCGTCAACTCGTCATAGAACTCAGGATCTTCGAACCATTTAAAGTTCTCTACAGGTCTAAGTTTGAACCAGGGTAGTTCTCGGGCTATCTTCTTTTCATCTGGATACCACTTACTGCTGCTGTAACTATTGCAAGTCAAACAGGCATTATTACATACATTGCCTAATCTTAATTCAATATAACGATAATTAGGACGCTTGATGTATGCTGTCTTTTCTAATTCTTCTATGATATGTGCCCAACGCTCATTCTCATATTGTCTTTTACTTTTTAAACCTTTATCTTCATCGCTCCAGCATCCTTCACATTCTACTGGGCGTTTGCCATCTATCATGGCTTGACGCACTTCTATAAACTTCTTGCTATTGATGATATCATTTAAACTGCTATCATCTAATAGTGCGAGGCTTTCAGTATTGTCTTTCTTTGCCCAACTGATAGCGTTATTGTGGTTGCTGCGGCAGCACAGGCTACACCCACCGTTTGGGTGGGTAGCAAGATGCATCCAAGGCAATACACATAATGTATTAGACATATTTGATTGATATCTCAGAAGGCGGATTTTCAAATCCTTTTAATTGCGCTACGATTTTCCCATTGAATTTATCATCATGATTAATAATGTGATCATATAGGTTAGTTAAAGCCTGACCATATAATACGGGATCATTATAGATAAAAAATGGACATACTGCGCTAAAGGTGACTTTTTTAGTTCTTGACCTTGCCATGCTAGTCATTAAATGTGTAGCAAATGATTTTCCTGCAGGATATCCCACACCTGCACCAAAATGATTTCTTTCATATTCAAAGGCCATACTTGAACTCATGAATACTACCTTGCTGCCTTCTGTCAGATTGTTATATAATACTGAAATTATTAAATGCGGTAGTATGACATGAGCAGTCATAGTTTGACTATATCTACTGACTACAGGCTCCGAAAACAATTGATCTACTGTGTCCGGGTATCCAGCACCGTTTTGGTTAAATAAAATCAAGTCTATACTAGGCATATCTATTGTAATTTGTTGAACAATAGATTTAGTATTTTCAGTGTTATTATAATCTATAACCCTGTCATCAGTATTTCCGGTATTATGATCACGGTGTGATAATACAATCACACGATGTCCGTTTGCTCTGGCTTTTTTAACAAAATCGTTTCCGAATTTTCCCGGGGTGCCGCCACCTAAAACAACTATATTCATATATTATCCCACCATTGTAGTAATTTTGCATTTCTGCTATAGATATCACGCAATGTCAACTTAGCATCGCGGATTTGTTCTAATCTGTGTACCCATCCTTTACCATTCTTTGCTGCTTGCCTGAATGTATCGGGCCATTCTTCTTCGTGCGTCTTTCTAGTGTTCTTCAATGCTTCTAAGTTTGCGATCAATGTGCCATGACGCCATTCGTCTGCTCTAGGTCTGATATATTCAAGTATATCGTCACATACTTCATTCAATACTTCTCTAGGCCAACTAGTCGGGCTCCACATGATATCAGGATGGAATGCGAATGTGATCTTTGTCTCAATCTTGACACCTAGTTCATTGCTCAAATCAAACAAGTCTTTTAGTGAGAACATGCCCGGTGCTGTGATAGTCAAATCAAGAACCATCTTTTGTCTTCCGCCGGGTAATTCACATCCACGCTTGAAATTCTCAAGCCATTTATCCCACTTGATACCTGTGCGTATATACTCAACGATATCACCAGTGCCGTCGATGCTTGCGCACATCATCCAGTCTTTGAAGTGCGGTAGATAATCATATAGATTCTTAGTTCCAAATTGAACACGGCTCAAGTTACTGTTATATCTTAGATAGCAATTCTTTGCGCTACCATTGCGTAGCATCTCTTCTAATGTCCACCAATGCACATCGTACATCAATGGCTCACCACCTACCCAATACATTTCTTCAACTATGCCGCGACTGACAGCATCACGGAACTCTGGTTCTACTACTTCTGTCTGAAACTTCTCCATAGCATTCTTGATTTCTGGTACCATGAATGGTTGATGCTTAGGAGTCCACATATTGTGAATCTTCTTTTCAGTTTCCCATGTTGAACTTAATTGCTCACCACACATGCGGCACTTGAAATTGCATAGATTGCTGAAACGATAATCGAATGATATAGGTTCCATAGTAGTGTAGCCTGTGTCATCTGTCTTATCAAATGCTTCTTGTATCTTATGTTTGAACAATGTGCCTGTGAACCAACCACGATAACTATGACCTTCCATCAATAGATTCTTATTGCATACATCACACTGTGGAATCTCTTCTCCGCGCATGAGTTTGACACGGATATCACGCATGTATTCACTGTTCCAATGTTCTTTTAATGACAATGGTTTATACTTATCTACGGATGTCTCGCTATCCTTTGTCTTGCCATAGCGTTCATCATTGCTGCTGTCGATATATTGTTTTTGGAAACTATGTTCTTCTCTGCTTGCGCAACATAGTCTGCGTTCGCTTTGAGGGCTTATATAGGTATGCGTCCATGGAGCCATGCAAAAGACTTTATTTTGACTGTCTTTTGCAGGCTTCGCATCATCTCCCCATATAGGAATTATTTTGTTGTCCATTGTAGTTCTCGTAGTTTAGGTAATACTAAATGATTTACTATAGATTGGTGCCCTTCAATAGTAGGATGAGTAGTCTGATCGTACTGATTAATATCTAACACATATTGATCTATACCATATGCTTTGCCATTTCTTTTATATGCGACAATTTCACAGTTAATAGGAAATTCTGAAAAATCAATGTCGTCAGCAGTAGCATTATTATGCAACCCCAGCAAAAACAGAAATTTGTTATTACCTGTTTTAAATGCTTCTGATAGCAAGTTCGTTTGAAAAGATAAAAATCTAGCATTATCTTGCCAAGAGGTATTTACCTCATGAGGCCATATATCTGCAATCCATCGATAGTGTGTCTTAAAACCTGACAAAACATATTTTCTTCCATATATCTCATGAGTTTTTAACGGCATATCTTCGGTTGATTCTAGATACTTGAATAGATCGTATGCTTTAAAAAAATCATAACCGTGCGTCCCGGAAGTAATATCCAAATCTTCTCTTCTTATATGGGTAGATTGAAATATTATCAGACAATTTTCAAAAGTTATTTTTTCATAAGCCCAAATAGCATAAAAATTGTTTAGTATAGTTTTATTAGATGCCCCGGGAACAGTGAACTTCACTAATGATTTGCCTAACAAATTAGATAGGTAATCAGCCCAACTCAATTTGTAGTCAGTAAAACTATCACCTATCGCAACAATAGTGTCTCTAATCAATCTCATAAATTAATACCTGAATTTGAATATAGACTTAAATCCGTACTGTACATCTCTTTATAATTTTTACCCCAGTTATCTTTATTATATCCATATTGCGACATTAAATCTGCCCATTCCGGAAAAACATCTAGGAAAGATTCGCGCCGCCTGATATCAAATTTCATCAAATGATTTATTGCTATAGGCATGAGATTAGTCCAATCTTTACTGAACATATAATTAATCATACCATCGACATCACCTTTATCATGCCACACTCTAGTTTTCATTTCTTGCAAATATTTCGCTGCCTTTTCTTTTTCATGTTGTGGTAATACATGCAGCGTATATTCTTTAGAATACACTACCGTATTATTGTACATTCCTTTAGGATCTATCGCATATAATTCTTCTAACAAATCACCCCATTTATATAATATGGGCCAAGCAATAGTAGTGATGTAAGTTCTTTTTATAGGTAAATCGGCATCTCTGACTAATTTAATATTCTGTATAATGTCATTCCAATCAGTACCGTAGCGCCAATAACCATGACCGGGGCCCGCAGCATCGACACTCATTCTAAAATCTATTTCATCAAAATGTTTCCATTTATCAAAAATATGTTGACCTTTAAAAGTCAACTGACTTACATTAGAATAATAATTTAATTTAGGTTTGTATCCATTCTTAATAAAGAAATCAAGCAACTCCCAATGTTGCCAATGCAATAATGGTTCGCCGCCGCTAAATGTTATTCTTCGTATTGTGTGAGCATGTTTTTTAACTTGATCTAAAACAAAACCCTCATATGGACCCGGTGTTCTGTGTACTTCATATGTATGATTATCTTTTTCTTCATACATCTTGTTTTCATGTGCTATTCGTGAACTTACATGATCGTAGCAAATTCTGCACTTTGAGTTACACAAATTAGAAAATCTAACCTCTACATGATGTATTTCATCTTTATAATATACATCCTCTTCAAAATGATTTACTTTGTCTTTGCGTTCACTGCCTAAACCCATATCTTCAAGATAATAACAGGCATTGCAGCGGCTAGGACGCTCATCTCTTAGATGTTGCTCTCTTAATTCTTTTAAGAAAGGGTCGGCACGGTATTCATCTATAGTGATGGTGTCTTTATTTGTTGTTATGAAAGGACATATACCTACGGTTCCTGCCATAGAATAATGTATTGCCCCGAAAGGCATAGGGCAACGATTTTTATATTCTGTAGTCATTATAGATCAGGATTTACGAACACTTCCTTGCTAGGATCTTCAGGTGGATGTTCTGGTACTAAGTCCATTCCTTCACGATAATTACCTGTTATGATCTCTGCGCTAGTAGGTACTTCAGTGTCGATGCTATCAAACCAGGCTACGAATTCTTCTGGGAAAGTCTCACGGAAGTTCTTAGCACGGCGCACATCATACTGACTATAGAATTGCTTGAAGTCACGCTTGTTCTGCTCAGGGTCCTTGACATTCTTGTGTGGAGTCTTGATGACGTCAAGATAATCGATCAAACGCTGAGTCTGCTCACGCTCAATAGCAGTCAATAATGGTTCACCGTTACTAGTCTTCTCATTCAAGTGTATATAATGGTTCAACCACTTCTGCAACTTGTCGCTATACTTCTGACGAATATCCATTGGCAACATCGCGCAACTCTGGAAACTTGGGAAACGCAAGATATTCAAACTCATTGTTGGATATGTTGAGTCGTGCTTGCGCTTGAAGTTCATGATCTCTGTCATGAATTCTGTGATGCTTGACAAGCACAAACTATTGATAGTCATCATGATATGTGTGCGCTTGACATTACCTTCAGTATGCAATCTTTCAAGATTGCGCAACCATATATCCCAATTAAATCCATCACGGATGTATTCAGCATGTTTACCTACTGCTTCACAACTTGTATACACTTCAAGCCATGGCACATAGTGACTCAATTCTATGAAACGATCCATGATATCATCTTTAGGTACGAGGTTGCTATTGATAGCATAACGCATGACCTTACCGTCTGGGCGATTCTTTACACGCTCTTGGTTAGCCTTGAACCATTCGAATAGTTTCCATACACCTGCAGCCATTAATGGCTCACCGCCTGTGATACGAATCTCTTCAAGGTTATCAGCGAGGCCGTTCTCTTGTTCCCACCAGCGCCAGAACGCTTGTGTGTATGGGTTAACTTCATCCGGCAATGGCTTTGCGTGATCTGCCTTGTTGATGAAGTGACTACGGGCATCACCGTTGATGTTACGATATGGACCAAACTTGACGATATCCTTTACCCATGTAGTGCTAAAACTTGGGTTGCAATATGAACATGCGAAATTACAAGTTCTGTCGAATGCGATCTCAAGTGTACGCAACATAGTGTTTTCTTGCCAGTCTGCTTTAGCAGTCTGTGCGATATACTCTTCCTGGTGTACGGCAGTCTTGTATACACGGTCTGAGATAGAACCGCGACCCAAGTCTTCGATCTTCCAGCAATACTCACATTCTTGAGGACGAGTGCCTTCCTGCATCATCTTACGCATCAATTTCTTATGCGGGGTGTTGTGAATAGCAGTTGGATTATCTTTTAATTCGTTAGCATCGATCTGGTGTCCCAATGGGTGGTGACAACTTGCTGTCTGGCCGTTACCCAACCAAATAGTAGCATTTAGCCACTTGGCTGCACAATAACTGTCACTAACGATGTCGATGACTCGTTTCTTATAATCTGCGTATGTTTCGTCTGGTCTTTTTCCTGCCATATATTCCTCAATTTTGTGTATATTCTTTCACGCACTCTTTCCAGTAATTCTTAAACTCCGGGAAGGTGAGTAGGAAATTAGTGCCCCGTCTTTTATCGAACTCTTTAATGAAAAGATAGAAATTCTTCTTATTTATTGACTTTTGATTTTGGGGCAAAGATTCCTTCATCACAGCCAAATCTCGCTTGACTTTGAGTATCTCGTAGGGCTTGAAACCCTCGAATGTCTCTAAGTAGTCATCTCCCTGCACATTGTCTTCCATGAACTTCAAACAACGCTCTACTTCTTGTATCTCTTTCTCGGTAGCATTAGTCACGCTGAACCAAGGCGGGAAACGCAAGATAGGAATGTCAAAGAACACACGCTGGAACTTTTTCTGCGTGTAGACTTTGTGAACGATACCATGCTTCTTTTCTTCTTCCGTTTGCTCAGGACTGATAGTGAACTCAGTCTGCGCACGACCGCCGAACTCACGGCGTAGTTCCAATATCATCTCAAGGAACTTGTGTAAACTAGGTATGCTCAACAAGTTAAAGGTATTGATGAAACTCACAGTAGTGTACTTTGTCTCACGCAAGAAGGTTCTGATGTTGTTCAACATCCTATCATATTCTAGACCTGTGCGCATATACTCTGCTTGAGGGCCCACTCCGTCTAGTGACACGAATAGCCAGAAATGCTTGAAACCTTTATCTACATACCAATGATTACCGCTGAACTCATTGAAGTTTTCCTTGTCTTCATATGTGCGCAACTCTTCGATAGCCTTGACTTTTTCTAGGAACTTATCAAATAGTTTCTGATCGGGTGGGCACATGTTGCTGGTTATGCTCAACTCAAGTTGTCCATGAGGATTCTTGTTGACATAATCAAGCACTTTGAATGTGTTCTTGTCCATTAATGGCTCGCCACCTGTCATACGGAACACACGCAACTTTCTATAGATAGTGGGCCACCATTTCCAGAAAGCCTCTACATAAGGATTTTCTTTCTGTGCTACTCTTATGGGCATCAAGCCCTTTTGCTCTAATGATGGTAGATCATTGTGAACATAATTGTCTAACACGAATCCGCCATACTTTCGTACTTCTTCTTCCCATGTCGTTGACAAGTGTGGGCTGCAATACATGCATTTGAAATTACATGCTTGATTGAAATTGACTTCTACATATCGGGGAGTCACATCATAGTCCCAAGGATTACCCGTGACTTCATCGAATGTAGGTGCGTTCCACCATTCGCTACTACGATAGTGACGATCACTTAGATGTCCTTTAGGATCATCGCTCTGCGCATCTTCTACACGCCAGCAATATGCACAGCCTTCGGGTCTTTTACCCTCAAGCATCATCTTGCGTTCGGCAATCTTTTGTGGTGTGTTGTGTAATGCGCTTGGTTGCTTTTCTAATAATTCTACAGGTATCTTATGTGTAGGTGGATGATAGCAACTCTGTGTGAGTCCTTGCGGCAAGTGCAAACTCACTTGCTGCCATTTTGCTAGGCATAAAGAAGGACTGACCGCATTTAAGCGGTCTCGCATGTCCCTAGCAAATTGATCGTATTCGCCTGACATTACCAGCCTTCGATCCTTCTGATCACATCCATCTCTGTCACAAGAGGACCAAGATTATGCTTATCAGCATTGTAATGCCTCTTGAAGAATTCGCTTTGCTCTGCCGATAATGTGCAGATAGGTAAACCTAATTTGAACTTCAGTTGTTCGCCCACTTGTTCCATAGCGTCTTTGGGATCTTTGCCTTCTGCATATTCGTTCCACAATGCAGGATAGTTATCGAACCATTGAACATTGCTATGGTCCCAGTCACTTAGCATAGTGAGATATGTTCCCAATCGTGCGCCATACATAGCCCAATAACCGTTGTCAACATCTGCGCCTACATTCTGCCATATAGTGAGATTATTGAAGTTACGGCTTGCTACAGAATCTTTAAATTGCTCTACTGTCGGTACTGCGCCCTTGTTCAAGCACATCTTTACACCTTCACGGAAACCTGCACGCCATGCTTGAAACGGAGTGTAGTTAGGGTATGTAGTTGAATAGCAATCATACATAGCCCAATATAAACTGTCTTTGCTGTCTAGGCAGAAGTCTGCGATTCGTGATACATCACCTTCAGTCTGATGCTCATGTGTCTTCATCTCACGCACATAAGTCTTAGTCCAACTGCTCATGCCACCGTTACCATAACGCAAGCCATTGATAGCATTCACTGCCTTCCAACGGAACTGTGCTAACTTATACTTAGGATCTTTATCTGTGAAATCGAATTGTATGTTGAAGAACTCAGGTTGCGGCATGTTGTCGCCGTCGATGAGAATAAAGCGTTCAGTATCGCTTGCCTCACCTGCTGCTTTATGCGCAGCATCACTACCTTTAACATTATCAACACGCTTTGCCCAAGGAACCATGTTCTGAATCTGCATCCAGAATTCTTCTTTTTGTGGTTCATCATAACTCAAGTAAATGCAGTCTAATTCTGCAACATCTACGATATCATAACTCATGTGTATGTAACTTCCATTTTTGTTGATCTGTGTAGTCGCTATTTACTACAACGCTAATATCTGTTTTTGCAGTGGATTGACCTTCATCAGCAGGCTTTAATTTAGAAAATGTCATGCCAGGTACAATCTTCACTATTTTTCCTTCAATAACTCTAATATCATACCGCATCTCTGAAAAGGTATTTTTGTCGATGATGATATAATTTCCTTCCGGCTTATCACAGGTGTAGAAATCTACACTACCATCATCTCTGTAGTAGAGTCTGAATTCGACGGGTTCCACTATAGTTTCTTCAGCCACTAGATATTCTACCCCGTTTATCTCTATTACTTTAAGTCTTTCCATATGCGTTTTCTATTTTACTACAAAAGTCCTTCACATGATAATGAAAAGGATACATTTGCGGTACTGTATTCACTCTTAGTGTATCGGGTAATATTTCATAAACCAATTCTTTTGTCCAATCTTCTGTTTTAAGATTGTTGATCATTTGTTTCATGTGCACCATGCTAAATTCCTTAAACAAGGGCATAGTAGTTTTTTCAACGCCTATCATGCTACATGCTATGGCATAAACCCAATCGGTAGTTGCTTCTTCATCTACTTTACATTGTAGTAACTTTTTATATTCATCCCAATTTTCGAATATATTTCTCACCAACTTAAAAAAATGTTCAGCGGTTTCGCTTTTCTTAAAATAAGTTAACGCATTATAACAGTCAGGAAGATTGTTGTTATCTATGAACTTTCTATAATAGCGCACATCAGATATCCTCTGATTGTAACTTCTAATATGTGTGCTTACCACTACATCGAGTTGTGAGCAAACATCAAAATAATAATCTATAGGTCGCGGTATATACAAGTCTGCTTCAAGTTTTATAGTATGATCATATGGGCTTGCTTCATAAACTTGCCAGTCATTTATTAGTTTCCATTTACTTTCTTTTGCTTGATCACCATATGGCAAGGCTATGACACTATCAAAATATGTGCTAGCATCGATGTCGTCCGTTAATAAAGATATATGCATATGAGGCATAGTTTTCTTTATGCTTCTTGCTAATATTTCTGCACATTTGATGTAATCAATGTCTACAGTATTTTGTGCTAAGATTACAAAACCTCTACTCATTTTGTCAACTCCACAAATATATCTTTGTTTATGACATGAAAATCCATATTTTTTAATGTGATGTATTCTTTTTTGATTTTACCTCTCATCCATTTATCATATATTACTGTGTACTCTGTGCAGAACACATCATCATTATTTTTATATACAAAAGTCTTAGGACCTATATGTGTTAAATTCCAAGGTATGATATCTGATCTGATATCAGCATGTCCATTAACTATCCTATGTGCTATAGTCAACCCGTAATCATTTCTATAGGTGTCGCATGAGAACTTATGTATATTACCGTAGTGTGGGTAATTCTCTTGAACCATCTTCAAGCACTGAAAAATATTCTCTACTCGTTTTGTCTTTTTGAATCCTACAACAGTAGCCCATAATGTAGGTATGGTCAGTTCGTTGCTAAAGTCTAAATGTTCTTTCTTATCATATTCGTTCATTAAAAAGTTGATAGATTCATGACAACAAAAATCATCCATGACATCAAAAACTTTCATCAGAGTGTCGCTATTGACAAGATAATCCACATCTAACAAAATAGTATCGTCATATGGGCTCAGTTCATAACTACGGTAGCGTCCTTTATTTAACCAGACTCTTCCATGAAATGTGTTGTTGGGATCGCTGTCTATCGTATAGACATTATCAAATTTATAGCCCGTAGTAGTCGCTAATGAATTCTTATCTGTAACTATGCTTACTGGAAGATTGAGAAAATGATTCACACGCTTGGCAGTAAACTCAGCCATGTGATAGTAATTGTATTCAGGACTATTGAACGCAAAAAGAAGAACACCTTTTGTCATCGCTTGGTCTCGGTCTCTTTAAACTCTGTAAGATATGATGACATGTTTTCTTGATAGACTGATTTGAGCCTATTCAACAACGATAGCCTGTCAACTTCGACTGGTCTGTTGTGCGTATCGATGAGTATCAGTTTTTCTGTGTCGAAACTCTGTAAAAGGGTTATTGTTTCTGCGTTAGCAGCCCATAATCCATTTTGATCGGCAACTAAAAATTTGTTTTTGTATTTTTCTCTAAGGTAATCTTTAGCAGAATTATGTGCGAATCTTGCTTTTGCTTCGGATAGAAGGCTTTGGATATCCATATAAACTCCTCTTCCGAGTATTTATATGGTGCTAGACTATGCTAAAAAATTAGGATACGACGTTAGCGCCGGTCAATGAGATAGTACCCCAAGTGTTTGCTATGTTAGTTGTTGACGGAGGAACTAATGTGCAAGTCACACTTGAACCGCTACCCAATGTACCATTACCACTAATCTTGTCAAAGATGCAATGTACTGTGACTACTGAACCGTTATCACCGTTTGAGCCTTGTACACCGTTGGTTCTTGCTAGATATTGAATCTGAACAGTTGTAGTATATGGTGCTGTGCCTGAGTCTTGGTCAAATATTGTCGTGTTAGCAGTTCCTAGACCAAAATAACCTGAGTTAGTTGATACTGTTGCTGAACCAGAACCACCTGTCTTTGTGACGCCAGTGTATGATGTACCTGCGATAGTGCGTGAACCTGAGTTTTGACCGCTTAGGTTTAATGTACCAGTTGCTGTTGCTAATGTATTCATAGCAGCATTGATACCTGCTTGAGTATTTGAGTGTGAAGCAGTAAACTTCAACTGTCCACCTGAATTAAAGAAGTAACGAGCAGCATCGCCGTTTGCGAATGTGCAAGTGAATGTGAAGTTAGCATAGTCAGTCCATGCAGCAGTAGTAGTCTGTGTGTTTGTTGAACTCGAACCTTGCGCCGCAGCATTACCTCTGCTTGCCCAGATTGATGTTAAGTTTGTAGGAATCGCTGCGATATATGTTACTAGACCACCTGCCACTGGGGCAGTGACGCTTGTGATGCTTGTACCTTGGTGTGCGGCTGCGCTTGCAGTGTTATTAACAAGACTAGCCCAACTTGAAGCAGCCACTGCTTGACCTGCTGATACGTTTGCAACAGCAGTCTGGCCATATCCTCCCTGACCACTACCCGTTGCCCAAACAGCATTTAGTGTATTAACAGTGCTGGTAGGGTTACCTCCAACCAAATTATTAAAGTCCGATGCTTCAATCAAATTAAATTGTGCGTAACTCATGTTTTAAAATTCCTATCAATCTATAGTTTTATTTATCTTATTATGACGATTGCTTCTACCTCGCCTGCTTGAGGCGTAAGTTTATCTTCTAGACTTCGTCCTATAGTGTTAAATGCTGTGGCCTCACCATTTTTAGCCGATCTAGCGATACCGTTACCTGCACTTACTAAGCGGTCTCCCTTATTGACTGTCCCAATGACCTTGACTTTGACACGGCCTGAGACTGCTACCGGAGGGTGTGTAGTATCTGTACCGGCACCTGCATTCATAAGATATGCTGCTGTATCAGAAATCACACCAAATACATCTTCACTAAGTTCGTAACGAACGGCTCTAATTTCTTTCTCTCCGCCCAATTCAACTACTGTGCCCGGACTCAATTCTGTGTCCGACTCAAATCGTTCTGCTAAGTCAGCATAAGTTGCTTGTAATCTTGAACCTGTTGTCAATGTCCAATTTCCTGTTATCGATCCCGGGGTCGAGGCGCCGCCTGTAGTTATGATAGCCGTTGAAACTGTTGTTGCATTGGCTACTGTACAGTTGATGTTACCTGCATTAACATTACCGCTAGCCGTTAATCCAACTGTAGTAATATTGCCGGATACTGCTAAATTTCCACCTGCTGATATATCTGCGCCTACTGTCAAGTCCGTGCCTATACTCACATTACCGAAACTTGTTGTTCCTGTAGAACTTGTCGCAGTCAATGCTAGCCAATTGCTAGTGACTGTCTCGCCGTCGCTTGGGCAGACTAACAATGTATTTGTGTTAGTGTTGAACCATAACTGGCCGCGCAATGGATTTGGGGGAGGAGTCGTATCCGCGAAATTTTCTAAGACATGCACGAAATTGGTATCTAACACTTGTCCATAACCGGCATAGTTACGACCGGGCAGCCCCAATGAAGTGCTTGTAGTATTAATCTGTCCGTCAGCGATGGTTGTTAATACTTGTCCGTCGCTTTTAACAATCGTATATGCCATAGTTTAATATCCGCTAGTTTTATTTATCTTCACAAAGTTATCTGATTTGTGAGGCTCTGTATTCTCACTGTATAATCAATCTGTATCTGACGATTTAAGGACTTCTGCACGGGGTGAAAAATAACATGAGTCAATAATCTAGTGATTACATTACCGTCACTATCTGTACCGTAATTTGCGAGCAATCCTAATTCGTCAAATATAAAGTCGGAGTCAGTCTGTGTGCTGTTATCAAATGCCATCTGTCCTGAAGGCTCGCCGTAATCTAATAAGCACTGAACTAATATATCTGTATACAATCTACCTGAAGTATGATTGACTGTCATCTTATTTCTGGTAGGGTCTTGATTGAATACGCTAGTATCGTCAACAATCTTTGCGTAGGTTTCGTTATAAAGAGCAGCATTTTGCCCAGTTGTGTTGGGCGGCAAGTAAGTAATAATACCTGTTTCGTCTACGCTAGCACCACCGTTGCCGAAGGCCATCTGATAGATTTCACCGAATCCGCGATTGCTGAGTGTGTCAGCAAGAGCCTCGCTCATGTTTTCGTAGTTGATGGCATTTTTCTTATCTACGAATACTTCCAAACTATTTGGATCGTAGATTTTCAAAAATCCCTCAATCTTATAAGATAGTGTTATCATTAATCGTCAGCCCTCTTTTGCACAAAAATTTCCTTTGTGTTAGGATCATAAATTTTTACATGTGACGACAGATAAACCCCATTATTTTCATTGGGCTTTTTCTGCTCGTTTTCCGGTTTTTTATCGTCAGATTCCAATTTTTTTCCTACAGAATTATTTATCATTTAAGTCACATCCACTTTTAAGAAATCTGCGCCCGCTGTATCTGCGATCTGTAACGGGTCACCCTGTGTCTCGTTATATATGCCCGGTATAGGGTTCCATACACTATTATAGTTAGGTTGTGTCATCTTGTTATATTCTAACAAACTAAACACGGTAGTGTACTTACCGATATATGGACTAATGATTGACCCCAATACACCGCGCTGAACATTGACGATATTGGCAGTCTCGTCCACATTCAAAATCTGCATGTATTCGCCGTTGACATATAGCAATTTACCTTCTAATGAAGTGATAGTTAGATTATCATTGTTGCTTATCCACGGACCATCTTGTATAGAAACAAATGCCCCTTGACCGCTTGCGCTCAACAATAGATAGTCTTGATCGATCAATTGATTTTTGGTATTGTTGTACACTTTTACTTGTATAACATCTAATCTATTAGCATTTAATGGTATAGTGCGATATCCAAATACACTAGGTGGTGCTATAGATGTTTGAGTCACATTATTGGTTAACTTTGTCGCATCACCCACTTCTATGGCAGTCGCATACTCTCCTACATTCTCACGCAACCAAGTTCTAGTTTCTGTATTAGCACGATAGACATTTCCCTGACCCGCAACATCTACTATTTGTAGATAAGTCTGTTGATCAGGAGTTGATGATGGCATCATGCTAGTAATTATTACTTCGTCTCCTGGTAATATTTCTTCTAATATAGAAACATCATTTGCTTCGTGCAATCTTAACTTGCTACTTGCCACGCGCTGTCCTTTAACTGTGACCCATAGGCGATCAACATTGGTCTGCTCCCATTGAGTGACATTGACGTTCAAGCCTGACTGAACAGACAATGTTTTCGCAACGCCGTTTCTAGTTTCACTGATGCTGAATTTGTCGTTTGCGCTATCGATCTCTATCACTTCCTTGATATAGTATTTGGTTCCAGCAACAAGTTCCGGGATGCTAATAGGTTGACCTAGATCGATTCCGGTTTCAGTAAAGTAGACAGGCGTTCCTTCTACTAAACCGGTAGCCTTGCCTACAAAGATATATTCATTGTCGCTTGATACGCCGGTCTTATTATACAATACATAATTCTGATTCAATGATACATAACCACCACTTATATAAGTATTGATATCAGTTAAAGGTACTGATGCAGTATATGGAATATCTGCGATATATTCATATAGAGCAAACTCTGTAGCACTTAATACATTGATAGTGAACAACTGACCATTCAACTGGACGGAGCCCAATACATCTTCTATTCTGACGACATCGTTATCACTTAAATTATGTGGTCTAGTAGTTGTCACTGTGACAGGTAATACAGTGTTATTAACATAGACTATAGGTGTTACTTGCTTACCTGTGTATGTGTTAGTGAACAAGTATTGTCTATCCGTATCATTAAATGTTGTAACTGCTATGGTCTGAGAACTAGTTACTGGTGCATTGAATACGAGTGTACCTGTAGTGTAGTTAACATTATATTCTGATGGAGTTTTTCTTAATCCATCAACTTCAACTATGGCATTTTCTGGATTATCTCCGTCTAAACTGTTAGTTAATGTATAAGGTCCTACAGTACCATTACCTGTAAATTGCTGTGTCTCTGGAACTGTGTATCCATATTGTACAGGTTCTGTTTCACCGAAGAATGAATATGAGATATAGTCTGTTAACTGATCGTACTGATCTGCGAACACGATTTTTGCTGTAATCTGATTATCAGCAGGCATAGCAGCATAATCTTGGGTGACGAATATAGCACTTCCTGAGGCGCTATCTACTGTCACTGGATTACCGAACTGATCTTTAATGGTGATAGTTGTCGCTGATAATACCTGATCGATATAATAACTAGTTAAAGGTACTATACCGCCGAATATAGTATCACTGAATGTAATTCTTTGATCCGATGCTAGTCCTGCTGCGCTAAAAATAGTTATAGAATTATTAATAGCATTAGTAGAAATCACATAATTTGCGAATCCTGATGTTAATTTTTGTCCGTTGTGATACACTGCCGGTTCTGTGTAGAATTCGCCATCGGTTCCTACTTGTACAATGCCGCCACCGTTATAATCTAGATTAGTGTAATTGCAGTCCAATGATATTTCATTAAATCCCGTAGATAGGTTGATCTCTATTGGATCATTATCCGTATTTGATTTGACTAATTGATTACCATTTCCTATCTCATACACATCTATGCGCAGTTGCTGACCTGATGTCAATGGTGATAGTAAAGATACGATTTTGTCGTGCCAGTTAATTTCATAATCTACATTTTCATATAGCGACACACTTAAACCGTCTGTCAATAAGAACACACTTAGTTGAGCCGGTGTTTGAACAGCACTGCTGAAATCATATTCATTTGATGGTTCTATGTCAAGTTCTAGTGAAACAACTTTGTAGCCAACATGTGCATATTGATCTGCTGGCCAGTTAGTACCTGGTCTTGTGTTTACAGTCATCACTAGTTGATCTGATACGATGCCGGGTACCATTTCTTCTGGACCATAACCGAACATGAACGGATCACCTTGTACAGTATATTCTGTCTGTACTTCTTGGAACACATTAGTGGTTCCCCATACTACAGTCGGGGATGTGATGTCGCTAGTTTGTAATACTGTATTGTTATTACCTACTATAGTCCACTGATCTTTTTCAGCCACATATATAACGCTGTTTAAATTCTCTAATGTTCCACTGGTTACAGTTGTGAAGTTAATACCGTCAGTTGATCTCTTGATCACACCGTTGTTTCCTACTAATACCAAAATTCCATCAGCGAAATGTATGTCATTATATACGATATCAACTTGAGAAATAGTTGTCCAATTGGTGCTGTCTGAACTATATGCAATTATTTGATCTCCCACTGCATAAATCTTGTCAAACGCTGAAGTAACTGCATTGAATGCCTTATTGAACGGTGCAGTGACTAGCGTCCAAGATATACCATTTAGACTTCTAAATACGATGCCACCAGTAGGCCTTCTTCCTACTACAATATATCCATTAAAACCAGACGCTGTTACATAGGACACATCGTTTAAAATATTAGTTGCGGTTGCAGCAGGCAATCTTGCTTGCCAGTTAACTAGATCAGTGCTAGTCACAATGTTAGGATTTACCGCGATCCACAAACCATCGTGGAATGTAACTGCATTAAATGATTGATTTGCGGCGATCATCTTTATCTTAAAGAAATCAACAACATTTGACGGAGTTCCAAAAGGAACAAAGAATGTATCGGTTCTCCATGTCATTTGATCAGTGCTAGTAAACATTGGTATAGGACTGTTAGATGATGTCATCACATAACTATTACCTGCTTTAGTTATATCAGTTATCGATAATGTTTCGTCGGCTAACTTATATAATGACCAATCGTTTTGTATTTCTATATCCGCGATAACTCCAGAATAATTAGGTAAATTTGCAGGTGCGATATAATTAGTACCGTTAAATGTTATAGCAGGAATGTCAACGCCAGTTGCATTAAATGATGAGTTTATCAACTGAGTATCGATAGGATATGATTGATCTGGATTAAACTTATTACCCTTGTAAGTAGTATTAGGATATGTCAATCCAGTGAACAACTGCGTGAGATCATTACCAGCCATATTAATATATTGCTGCCATGCTCTAGTATTTGATGGGTCTGGTTTATACCATCCTTCTGCTCTATCTAATGCGTTTAATCTACCATCACCGGCTGACAATTCTTCCCATTTACCGAATACAAATTCACTGTCGTTATTAGAGACAACGCACAACCATACTCTGTTATTATATTTTACTATGCTTGGATTAAAGTAGAACGGTTCCGGCAATACCATAAATGATCCTGCCTTAGCCATAGTCATAGATCCTGAAGCGTTTGTCGTGATGTTCACTAGATTTGATACACTGCCGGGATCAGTAGTCAAACGAACAGTAGTGCTAGTTGGTTTATCATAGATATAATAAACTTGTCCTAAATTTATAGATGCTGAGAACATACTTCCAGTGAATACTACCGGATCATTTATATTAAAGTTTGATGAACTAGTGACTGTAATTCTATCATCGCTCGCGGTAGCCGCAGTAGCAGTAGTAGTAACATAACCAGTATAAGCGAAGTCTAGCCCGCTGACCGGAGTCTGTAGTAGCGGGTCACTATATACTTCAAATGTATTGGCATTTATAACTTTCAGATAATAATCTGTCGTAGTTCCGATCGGTGTTCCTTCTGTTATAAGTTTAGTTATAGATCCGTTGCTTGTCACGGGTAATGACCAGCTATAAGTTCCGGCTTCTATAGGATTAATTCTAGATACAGTTAAAGTGAGGTCATTAGTAGGACTTGTACCGCCCAACCATTGACCTGAAATAGTGATAGTGTTATTTTGAGTAAATCCTAATCCACCGTCACTGATCAACACATTATAACCACCTAATACATAACCGATATCAAATGTAGGATCTGCTATGATTTCTTGATTCATCTGCACAGAACCGGATTCGTCTGACAATAATACAGTCGCTTGCCCAACGCCTGTCTGCGCAGCATTATTGCAAGTGAAGTTCGCTACATATACTTTACCAGTGCCTGTACCGGGTCCGGTTGCAGTAAATATCACATCCACTTCGTTAGATGCAGCGCCTACTAGAATGAAATTAGTGTCGCCCACTGTATCGATGATATATGTTTGACCTGTAACGAAAGATCCTGCTGATACTAATGTTGAACCTATGCTATCCCAGTTACCGTTACCTGTTTGTTTGATTTGATAATCTTTACCAAATGCAAGTTCACCTATATTTTGATATGCCTTGAAAGATGCGCTTCCGGATGCGGTCATTGATCCTGCGCCGGCAATCAGTGATATGGCACCTTGACCCTTTTGCTCTGATATAGTAAATGTAGAACTGTTTACCAAATGTCTAACATAATAATCTGTATCTAACTCTAGTCCACCGAATATCAATCCCGTATTAAATGTGAACGGCATACCTTCGTATAGACTGTCAGTAGTAAAACTAGAAGACAATGTTACTAGACCGGTGCTTGCCGTTATACCATTGATTGTTGTAGGTAAATATGGTTTGTTGAGTGTGTATACTCCTCCTCCTAAACTATCTTCAATATAAGTATTATTTTCTATTCCGGTACCAGTGATAACAGTACCAGGATATATGCTACCTATCAACGAATTTACAGTCATAGTAAATCCATTGAATGTAGCGTTGAATGTAGCGTTACTAGAAGTGCTGATTACACAAGTAAACGGAATATTTTGTACATTGTAAGTGTAATATACATTGTCTGGCTCTAAATTACCTATACTATTATTAACTGTAAATGAGAACCCGTTGTATATTTGAGAATTATTACCAGTTAATGCTATAGTGTTGTCGGACAGTGTATGTTCTATTACCTTTGTGACTAAATTACCATAAGTTAACTTGGGTGCCGTGATATCAGCATAATTATTAGATGAAGGGTAGAATGTAAATTTCTGCCCGTCAACCTGTCCGGGACTTACAGGTAATGATATATTCATTGCCGCAATGCCGGTCGCAGTAGTTAAATCTACTGTCTGATTTTGATTAGTAATGAACGCATAATTTCCTGCGCCAGCTACTTGAGTTGAAGTTATAAATGTGCTTCCACCAGGAGCGGTGCTTATCGTGATAGTATTATTGACTCCTATCTCTTTGACATAATAAACAGTCTTAGGAGATATACCTCCGAAGTTAAGAGCCGGACTATTGTTGATATACATAGTGTCAAATACTATAGGATCGTTAACTTCAAGCCCGTTAGTAGTCTCTACACCTATATTACCAAATGCATCAGTAGCATAAACTCTTGTGTAAGTTGAATCAGAATTTTCTGACATAGAGAATGATTCTAATCCAAAGACTGACACAACATAATAAATCTTATTCTCTTCTATTCCACCGAAAACATCACCGGTGAATACTACTGGACAATTTAAATATAGTCCATTAGTACCCCCTGTGCCGATCGCATTCAACGGCACTGTAACAGTATTATTTGTTGCGTTAGTGCCGGTGATAGTTCTAATTCCGGGATAAGATGTAGATATTCTAGCAGTATTGGTTACTTTAGCAGTAGAGCATTTCATATTTGATACGGTGCCGGATATTGCTAAAGGACTTCCTCCAGGAGTAGAACTTATACTGAAACTGGTTAAGTTTGCTACATTACTGACATAATAAGTATTACCAGCAGTTATACCTGTTACAGATTGTGTAAATTTCACAGGCATGTTGACGGTCATACCTACTGTAGAACCAGATGGATATTGATCACCTACACTGCTAACAAATGAAAGGTTGATATAATTATTTGATATGTTACCTACAGTTCTTTCTAATCCTGACCAATCTGATTGTACTTGATTATTTGTCACGGATACTACAGGAAACACAGTGCCGCCTGCACTAGACAAAATGTTATTAATATCAGGTTGTGTTGCAGCCAATGATAATGTGGAACTTGTGCTGTCTAGATAATATCCAACGAATTCACTTGCATAAAATGCATTCGGTGTCCATTCAGTGATTTGTGAATTGTAACTAGTTCTATCAAACTTGATAGTGATGTTATTTTCTCTTACTGGACTGCTTGATGTTATGGCTAATGCTCTTGCTACTATTTCAAAAATCTGTGTGCCTGTTCCTTGATTTATAAATTGAATTCTGTTTTTGTCTTCTATAGCATTCAAATAAGTATCATATAAAGCAACTATAGTAGATGGTGTTGAATCCAATACATTGATATAATAATATTGCTCATTAGCAAGACCGCCTATATTAGTAGTACCTTCTTTATATCTTACCATGTCTCCAGTCATAAATGTAGGAGCATCCAGATCGATAGTATGTAATAATATATTAACATTACCACTATCGAATTCAAAAGACTCTGCACTTTCAATTCTGATTTCTGGGGTTACTGCATAACCTTCACCCGGATTAATTACTGTTATGCTAGAAACTTTGTCCAAGCTCATGGTGACTTCTAACTGAGCCTGTACTCTAGGTTCTGGATATATGCTAGTATCTATATAGGCCAACGCTCTTGGAGGATTAGTATAATTTTTACCTGTGTCTAATACAATCACTGCCGGCAGATCCATGTATACATTAGTCTTAGGTAAATGTATCGAAATCTGCGTTTGATTGAATCCTCTAGTCAAACCGGTAAGTTCGCCGGTAGCTCTATTAACTCTTGCATAAGCGATTTGCTCATCGCCTATTTTTATAATACCGTTGACTGGAAACCCTTGGGCATTGTCTACTACAATAGATGTGCTTACTAATGTGACATATGATAATAATTTACCCATCAAGTAATTTGGTTGTCCAGTTAAAGCCACACCATAATTATTATACCATTCTTTATAATTTTCTTTTTGCCATACGGGGCTATCAGGTAAGAATTCATAATCAGTGTCTTGATTATTATACACCAATTGCGGGCTTACAAATTTATTGATAGTTACATCGTATTCAGATGGCACATCAAAATCAGTGATAGTGCCGGGATATATATCTTCACCGGTATAATCAAATAAGAACTCTTTTATGACCACATGATATGGTTTAGTTTCATTGATGTACCCACTCAAGAACTCCTGATTGTCACTGATAAAGTTCTTTATTTCTTTAAGTTCACGAACTTTATGTGAAACATCTACTAATGATGTTTTGTTTAACCAAGGCAAATAATTTTGATTTTCAATTGTTTCTTCTTGGATATATTCAAACATCAAAATCAAACTTTTATTTCTATGAATCAACAACTCACTAGTATAAATTTGTTCGTTTAATGCTCTTATGATCCAGCGGGTAGGCTGGCTCGGGAACACATCATAACTGTCTGTGTCATAGAATGTACCGCCGAATCCAAATCCACCTGAATCATAATCATACAACTCATCCTTGAATCGTATAGTACCATTCTCAAGACCTATTCTTTCCCATGTACCTAAACCATCATAGCGATATGTCTCGCTAACTCCTAGACCGTTCTTAGCGACTGTTACTATAGTACCTTGTACTGCATTTATAGTAGATAAATCTGCATACACTGGAACCTGCAACACCGAGCGAGTGTTGTCATCATAACCAGGTGCCCACCAGTTTATGTATTCCCAGAATTCTGCGGTATTGTAATATGTTCCGGATTCAAACAAGAAGTCAAATGATCGTATTTCTGCTATAGGATACAATCTCATTATAATATTTGCATACTGTAGATAGTTCTTTAATGCTGCGAATCTGTCATAAAAGAAACTCTGTCTTGGTCTTGCCAATACACCTGATTGCACTGCTTTAGGTAAGAACGGATCAGGTACAGAATTACCTGACTCATCAACTCCAGATAAACTATCTAAGAATCTGTCATATAATGATTCTGGTTGTGTGACACCAAATGATCCCGGGACGCCCGGTAAGAAGTCATCAGCAAAATCGCTTCTGATCAAATCAAACTGTTCATGCGCGGGGTTGTTTTCTTGTCCAGTAGTGAAGCCTACATGCAATACGCTGTCATTGGCATTGATGTATGACTTGCAATTATACAGTGCGAACACATTAGTTGACAATGGCGCTAGATAACTGATACCTGAACCTTGTGGATTGCTGATATAGTTTGCGATATTGATGTCTGCCAGGCTCTTATTAGGTGCTATGATACCTGTGTTTCTTGCCCAGAAATAATATACAGGTACTACCGTATTATTTGAATTCAAGGTTGTCTGTACTGTATAGGCTGCTACATTTTTAGGTATGCCGGGTCCCTGATATTCTACAGGAGGTACCGTGCTTGCTACCCATGTGCAAACTGCTATATCGCTACCCGGGAATAATTGACCCCAGTATCTTGCATTGTATTCGTTATCATTCTGATGATAGTTCAAGAACCTTATATTTGCTGTGTCAAACCATATCTTACCAACTTGATCTGCACCCCAAACTAAGTTTGGTGTCAATGCGGTAGTATTATTGTAGCCTGCAGGGTCGATATCGCTAACATAATCTATGTTCTGTCTGACTGCTCCTAATATTTTTCCCTGCAATGGATCAATATAGTCTAGATTGATTAATGTGTTATTTGACTCCGCGCTAAAGATTTGCATATTTTCTACGCGGTTGATGTCTACTACAGGATTAGATTGTCTGAATACACTCCAATTTTGTTCGCCTGTATCATTTATATAAGTAACTACCTGACCATCGATCACAGTAGGTCTAAATCCAGGAGCACCTATAACGATTCTGTCTTCATTCCAATCTATAGCATATCCATAAGTTGGTTGTGCCCCGTATACTAAGTCCTTAGCATTGACGCTTTGACCATAAGTATAATTACCTATATTATTCAATGACTCATTGTAGTTGCTCAAGTAATCAAATGTATATACTGCACCTGCATTATCAAATACATCAGCAAACTGTGTTGCATTGTTATCGAAAATAGTATCGTTATCATTGATGTTGTCATCGACAAAATCGAATGTAGTGACTGTATATCTGTCACCTACTGGTGCGCTTATCGCTGCACTGTTGAATTCATTGAACTTGATAGTAGTACCGAACTGGCTCGCACCTACAGTATGTGGGCACTGTATGATCTGAGTCTGTGTGTATAGTTTCAATCCTAATTGTGTTAACACTGCAGGGTTGTATGCCGATACTAATAACTCTTGATTTACATTAGCGAGATTCTGGTTTGCTAAAGTTAATACTAATTTACCATCTACCGCGCTTGCGACTATATTTGTGATTTTTGCTGCGTTGATTGCGGCTGCTACTATGTCTGCATCTCCGACCGGTACGGGCACCAAGAAACCATTGATCAATATATTCGACGGTGCTGTTACATTCACATCTTCAATACCGATTATTGTGCCAAATCTTGCACCACCGTAAGTATATCTGAACACTGCACCCTCCGCATTAGTTTCACTCAAGTAGAAAGGAGCACCTACTAAAATCTCTGTGCCAAAATTATTTGTGTCTAGGCTATAACCAAATTGAACACCGATTCTTGGTGTTTTCTCATTAGTTAATGTCTGCACTAATACGAATTCATTACCACCTATAGTCAATATGTCTCCGTATGTAAATTCGCCGGTATATGTAAATGTAGTACCTGATACAGAGTATAATGAACTATTGACTAGTATCCCATTCTTAGTTACAGTCAAAGGTAGTGACGGGTTCGGAGCCCATATCAATGTGAATGTTGCAGGCGTGTCTTCGTCATATGCTTGATTGATTTCAATATTTTGTACTAATCTATCATAGATATAACTATTGCCGTAATTGGCTATTGAACCGCTATAATCGACATTAGGCGCGCCTACTACTAATGTAGTACCATAATAATTTGTGCTTATAGAATGTCCGAATTTATCAACTGTTGTTGAAGCACTATTAATAGTAGTCATATACTGGTAGTCACAGCGTGTTGCTGTACCTGTACCATTGCCTAAACCGTTATTGGTTGCCTTAAAGTATATACCTACTTTATTTTCTACTGCCCCGATTAATGTAAAATCTGTTTCTTCGCCTTGGGCTACGCCTGTTTCCCCTGCAGTTCCAGTACCAGTTGCAGTAAATATAACTCCTACTGTGTTACTTGTTGCTCCCAACGATGTAAAATCAGTATCTCCTACAAATACTATAGTATAAGTTTCTCCAGGTACAAAACTTCCTGCTTTATAAGAAGTACTCAATGATGTAATTTGATAAATCGCTGGATCAATAGTAGTCGGAATTATAAAATTGCCCGGTGTGGTTAATGTATTTCTTCTGCGGAAAGCGTGAACTTTGTTTCTAGCAGTTGGGGTTGCTTGATCGTAATCACTAATATATAACCAGTTTAGATCGCCTGACAATGCCAATGCACTACCGAAGTTAGTTGATCCGGTAGTTGCGGCGTGATCGCTAGCAAGTATCTCCTGATATAGTTGGGGATTATCAACTTCAGTGCTATCATTTAAAGTCCATATTTGTATGCTAGGTGTAGTCGTAGGCTGACTGATTACATATATGTTATCTTTATGCACTATCGTAGTGCCGAAACTTGCATCTCCGGTAATCGTAAAAGTGTTTTCAAATTCACCAGTTATAATATTAAGACTATATCGGTATACATTACCCTCACCGCTATCTGCGAATAAGTATCCCATATGTGAATCATATGCGACTGCATTGCCAAAATTTACACTACTGGTTTGATAATACTGTGTACCATACAAGTAGTTAATACTCTTTAAGTATACTGCCCAACTACCATCATTGTTCGTATCTACCCAGACTTTATTTTTAACAAATTCAGTATTAATTAACGGTAATGATTGTATGTCACCGGGCTGATCAACTCTCTGGGTACCGAACTTCAAGCCTATGCCTTGACCAGTCAACACCTTAGTTGAGCCGGGTAATGTCAATGTGATCAATATCTGTCTTGGATTGATGATAGTGTTTGCTACAAAATATCCATTCGCTGAGGAATCGAAATTAATGATAGCAAAAATGTCATATTGTGATAGGTTATGTTCTTCTTTGAATGTTACTGTGCAAGTACCGTTGAGATTGCTGCGAACTTGAATAACTTGTCCAACGCTTGTAGGTGTTAACACCTGCCAATTTGATTGATAATCTGCTAACCAAACATAATCGTTTACATACAAATTACCAAGAGGAACTACAATACCATTTTGATTAGTAGCCGTCGGTAAATTGCTATAAAAGTATGCACTCATCTTGACATCATTGATGTTGACATATCCAGCATTAGGATATACTCTATCAGGGGTATCTGTCGCTAGTGTAGGTAGTATGTAAGGGGTATTGATAGGCTTGCCGTAATTAAACAGACTATATAATGGCACTAATTGCTGTGCGTCAGGAACATCATTGCCGTTAGTTAATCCAATTATACCCGGGTTCCCTGTCAACTGATTTTCATTGAGTTTGAATTCAATGAAATTATCATTTAATGTTCCGCCGAATGTACCCTGTAATATAGCCCAGTTTTCATAGACATCATAATCTATTCCACCTTGTGGTAGATTTGCGCCTTTAAACGCTTTTACAGAGTTAGAAGTTCCTTTTTCTTTAATCAAATTCTTATAAACATTTACTTGTGTAATATCTGTCAAGTCCGCACTTGCCATATATTCTCTTGGTCTAAAACCGATCAAACTAAATGACAACAGATCAGCATCAGTCTCTAGGTTAGCCGAGTCTGAATTGTAATACAATGCACTTTCAAAACTGCGTGTGCTGCTATTAGGCAATAATCCTTTTTGTATCTCATCATAGTCAGTTACTTTCCACTGGTTCTGATTGAATTTAGGATTTGGCTGAATGATCTCAAGTGCTGTGAAGAACTTGTTCTTATACTTGACGATGGCGCCCTTAGTGTATTTTATATCGCCGGACCATTCTTGGATATTATCTTGATTGTAAATAAATCCGCTAGCAAATAATGTACCATTCCATTCGGCACTCTTAGTACCACGAACATATATACGACTCTGTTTTAGACCAGATACAAGATTATAAATCACATCGTTGAACAGGGTCTCGTTTTGAAACACGATACCATGTTCAATATTGCTTAGATTAAACTGTCCGTAACCTATAGCATCACCTTCATTTAATGGTTTAACTGTAAACTTGGTTGAGTTTCTATCTATCGCTAAATCTTTATTTTGTATTGGATATAAATTATTGTTCAATACAAAGTTTGTTTGATTATATGTCAGTGGTTGAACAATATAATTTTCTTTGTCTATAGTTAATTTTTTAGCAGAAGGATTTAATGTAATAACACTACCGGTCGCAAACCCTATTTGAGTCCAATACAAGAACTCTGCTACCATTTGATTCCAGTTGATGACTACATCTTGTATTTGATCGTCAAATACTGCTCCTCGACTTACAAGCCATGCACCATAATCTATCAAGAACTGGCTAACATCACTGATCGTATAATAAGTTGTACCATATGGAACTAATATTTCAGTTTCATAATGATCAACTGCTACTTGCACAGATAGGTCTTGAACACTAATCTTGTCTTTAGGACCACTAATTATAGGACGCAATGTTCTAAAATAGGCACTATTTTGACTATTACCGAATACAGTGTACCCATTGACTGTCTTTTGTACTACTACGCCTGAATATACTAGTTTGAAACTAGGTTGATTTTCGTACAATAATACCTGATAACTTTCATCAGGAATCATTAGGCTACTGTTATTTGAACCAGGTGTGCCCTTCTCGACAAAGAATTTTAATAGTGACTTGTCGCTGAATCCTGCTAATCTATGAACTAGTCGTACATCTAGGTTGTTAACTAGTCTAGTGATTAAATCCGTTGCGTTTACGCCGAGTTGTTTTGTATAATCAACTATCCAATTAATGTAACTAGTTTTTGCAGTGCCGTTACCGTAGATTTGTATCTGATTTGGTATAAGATGTGTTCTACCATTAACTAAGAATTGATTAAACTCTACATTGTATTTGTAATTGTCAAGATCGACACCTAGATTATAAAAATCCGCCGGCTTCAATAATGACTGTAATCTCATCAAGTCAAACGGATAAGTCGAACTTTTGCGATATGAGAACTCGACCGGAGCATCGTCACCTACTATCCAGTCACGCTTGAATGTCAATTGATTATAGTTGGCAATCAATGTCTCTAGCGGTGCTTTTAGTTGACCTTGATCGTCCACTGGTATGATGTTTAGCAATCCGGGTCTCTTATATAATGGTCTTACTACAGGTGTACCGTTATTATAATCGATACCGTCTTGTAAGTCAGTCCACAATATCAAGTTTTGATTTGTATACGGTGCTGGACCATAACGATCTTCCCACCAGTCTGGCTTATTAGCGTAGCCAATCATTGCCCATGGAGTCAAGTTTGGTGTAGAAGTATCGTATACATATTGATAGATACCTCTCCAATTTCCCTGCATCACTATGCTATTATCAAGTTTTAGTGTGCTTTCTCTATAGTTGTAACTATACTCGTCAGTTGAGCGATATAGTTGAGTCTTATAATCTAATCTATTTTGTCCTACCCAATCTAAGAAATTTTTGCTGTATATTTCAGTATATTCAGCGTAACTTAATGCTGTGTCTCTAAAATATCCGGGCACCGTTAATGCTAGATCAATAGGTAATGATCTGCTTAATTTGATATTATTATAAACTCTTGTCTCATATTCAAGCAATGCCTGATCTCTGAAATCGACCGGCATGCCGAATACGGAACTATAATCTCCGTATAATTTGTTATATGAACCATCATGACCCTGAATAAAATAAGTAGGCTCTGTATATGTGTCATCTAACAATACTTTAGGAACATATAGTGGATATAGACCCAATTTAGACGGAGAGTTTGGTATATACGACCCGTATGTCTGGTTGTATTCTTTGACTATGATCTTGTCGCCAGCATCTAAAAATACATTGACTCTAACGCTAGGACTATCGGTGCTGACTACATATTCAGTACCGCGCAACAGTTGCTTAGTGACCATAACCCCATTAATTTTTCGTTGTAGATAAACTAACACACCATCATAATTTGCGGTAGTAAAATCATAAATTTTACTTAGTGGGAACACACTAGTTTCTGCTTGGTTAGCAAAATTATAAGTATTCGACAAGAAAGGAGCCTTGCTTGGTATCATGTCCGACCAGAAGAAAGGTTGTTCTTCATTCTTGACACTAGTGATAATATCTATCGCTTCATCTAATAGCGCAGCAGGATCAAATTTTTGTTGTGCGGCAATTTGATTAACTGTGTCGATTAATAAGTTTTTGAATTTAATATATTCTCTACTGTTAAACAATAGTGCATCTGATAAGTTATATTGAGGGTCGCGTAAAAATGCGCCCGGCAATACTAGGCTTGCACTATTCTGTATAATAGCATTATTCCATGGTACAAGATTACCTAAATCTCGAAAATTATTCGCGCCGAAAACTTGTCCCACTGTGTCAGGATTATTTTGAAATATAGACTGATATGCACCTCTAATATCACCTATATCTACAACTGTTGGATCAGTATTGAATGGATTATTAGAAAGATTTATCGGTACAGAATAATACGCTTTTTCACTTGTCTTATTACTTAATATCAAAACTTGTATAGGAGTATCAACATCTTTTGTTAGTTTTATTGTTATAGTGGTATCAGCATCAGTATTGATTACTGTGTAATCCGTGTTTAATTCAAGCAAAGTATTATTATTATATACTAACAAACTAGGCCATATTGTCTCTGAACGATCTACTTGCGGTACATCTAATATTACTGTATAATCTATAGTTTCATCAGCATCAAGAACTATAGGAGTTATATTTGCTACATAATTAAATTCGAATACTTGATACTGACCGCTGTTTGCTACCGCAGTTTGCCAGCCTGTTAGTCTTGTATACTCTGTGCGTGAATTATAATCATACACGAAACCATTTTTTACATCGCTAGTGATAGAATTACCGTCACTGACATAATCAAATTTTTGTGTGTTGAGAGATATTTCAAAACTTATGTCACCCACATTATTGATAGAACTATAACTTATAGGGAAACCTAAAACACTATCGTTTATTCCTACTCCCAATTTATAGTTGAATAACTTGCAACCATCAAATGTAGTTGAAGGGTATACTATACTATCACCGTAACTAATTCCATTTTCGTCAAACAAATCAAATCTAGGTGCCTGATTGACTGTAGTTTTTTGCTGTGCTTCAGAAAAATTGCTGACCGTACCGGAGTAGTATTCTCCGTTGAAGTATACGGATAGACCCTCAAAATAAAATCCATTCTTGACGCTAAATTGATCATCTGCTAGTACCGGGCTATCTACTGCTTCAGTTAGAGTGATGGCAGGAAAATTTCCGGCGCCAGTGATATTAAATTCAGCGACATAAATCTTGTTTCTAACATCTAAATTTGTGTCTTTAGCAAATACGATTCGTGCGCCAGGAAATAATTGTAGATCCGCGTTATCTTTCGGATTAGCGACAAAGGAAACATTTGTATTTGATGGTATGCTATCGCTAGGTATAGGCCAATACACTGTCATCTGGTAAGTAGGGTTAGTTGCGTTGACTGACAATATTCTTGTGCCAGTAGGTAATACGCTGATACCGTTTGATAATGGGGGGTTGAATAGTTTTACATCGTTGATCCATAGCCCCTGAGTAAATGATCCTTCAATAATATCGCTAGCAGGGATAGAAATAGTAGTGGTAGTTTTCTGAATTACTTCGCCGTTACCTTGTGTGGCTAGTCCGGTGCCGTATACAGTTAATGTTGTACCTAAACTAGGATCCCATGTTGCTATAAATGTGCCACCTACAGCCGGAGTACCTGTTCCCCATGATCTTGTTCCTGATACACTAATATTGTTCCATAATGTATTACCTATATCCGCTATAGTATATTGATATCCTAACACAAATGTATTTTGAGTATATCCTTGTCCAGTAGCCTTGAATAAAATCTTGAATGCGTCTCCATTACCTATAGTATCCCCGGTTGGTGCGCCGCAGGTGAATACTTCATTTTCTTGATATGGTGATGAGTTGGGTAGTGCGGATACTTCTACATATCTCTTAACTTTACCTGTTCCAGTGCCTGCTCCGGTTGCTTTAAATACTGCCCCGGGAGTAGGAAGACCAGTAAGACCTATAGAAGCCCAATTTGTATTTCCTGTGATAATGATTTGATACCAAATATCAGTTTGTATTTCATTAGCAAATATGTTGTTTGTGCCGGCTATCGCACTCCAATCTTCTTGAGATGTAGAGCCTAGGCTATTAATAATATATTCTGTTCCGGTAGCGAATTCGCCGTCCACGTCTAATTCTGCACCTAATTCTATCCAAGTATCTTTCTCTGTAGTACCTAAAGTTTCTATTTGATAATATTGATTTTCTAATATACCTGATAATCCTATAGGAGTAGCATTAGAATTTACTGTTCCGGTGTATTCCGTATATGTTTGTACATCAGGATAATATGTCTGTTGTCCTTCAACGAAATCGAATGCGTTCTCAGTCCTATTATCTAAGAAATCAATATTATCTTTGCCTATAATTCCACTGTTGAATAATTTAAGATTAGGATAAAATTCTATGATAGGTCTTTTTGCTTTATTTTCAGGTAAAGCAAAATTTGTTGCTATTTCAGGATTGTTGTTATAATCTGCTGTAGCATTGATGACATCGATATGGAACCAGCGATTGCTTCTTGACCAAGCATTCTTGTTGATACTATTTCTTGCTATAGTGATATAGTCTGGTGTTGTAGGAATATTCAAGCCTTCATCGTATGGACCTATATCATAATTCAATATATCATAAGGGCTAGCAGTTTTAGTAGTGAATGGTTCCGGCACATTTAAAGATTCTACTGAAATGAGTTCTATACCTGTACCTACTCCTTCTACATAGTATTCGCCCTGTAGATAACTTCTAGGTATCACATCTCCGTCAAATTCTACTTTTAATCCATTAGTAAACACTACCCCGTTCTTGCTTGTGTAATTTGTTTTACCTAATATATCGTTAGTTACATCTATAGTATTAGTTTCATTATTTTCAATTAGTTTAATAATTCCTACACGATTTTCATTAGTGCTATCTTGATAGTATAATGTATCTAGGGGTGCTGAAAGATAGGGAACCTGATCAATAGTGCCAGCAGTAGATTTGTAAAAATTCAATCCAGCATATTCATTGCCGTATAATGCAGTTATTTTTTGTTCGGTTGGTATCAAACCATCCGGTAATAACTGAGTTATGATTCCAGCCTGAACTCTGATAGACCAGAAATAATCATTAACATTATAATTGATTCCGCCGACATTTACTATCTCGTTTGATATACCAGTATTGAAAAAGATGACTGTTCTTAAATTTAAGAATGTTATGCCGTCTATGCCTGCTGAAGCAGGACTACCAATCAGTTGACTAAAAGGTTTTGTGCTTACTACGCTTACTGTATTATTTCCGGGAAAATTAAATTCATCTTGCGCATCTTTTTGCGGAACATTGAATGTGACTATTCCGGTGTCAGCGCCGTTTCCAGTAACACCGAATATGTCTCTGACATATAGATTTTCTTGTGTAGCACTGTATCCGCTAGTACCTGGTTCGCCTTGTATCCAAAATCCTTGAGGTGCTATGAAATTATATGTACCGCCGCGTAGTAGCGTGATAGTAGGATTATTATCTACTTCTGCGCTGCCTAAAGCCTGAATACTGTATGAACTAGCAGCAGGAGTGACTATAAAATCGTCGTTGCTATAGACGATTGACGCTGCTACTGATACTGCCGGCGGGCCTTCTGGTATCCAATAATATTGGTTATAATTAATTATCTTATCTAAATTTGTGAAACTATCCCAACTGTAAAATTGGCTAGCAAACAATTCACTATTGTTTTTAGTTATGGATCCTTGCTGCTGTAATGCATCAAGTATGCCAGGATAACTGATGAAGTCTTTCGCAGTTGTCTCATTATCTTTGAGAAATACTACGCCCGGATCTAATTGATAATCTTTACGAACTTTGTTTGGTTCGGTTACATAATAATCCTTAGCATCAACACCGTAACCGACTTTACTGCCTATGAAACCTTGTATCTTTTTAGTGACCGGAGGATTGACCAATTGGTCGAGTGTTGCTCCGAGAAACTGGCTGTTAGTCTCAGTTTGAAATATCTGTGGTAAAAATTCAAGTGTTCTTATTCTAGTCATTTTATGCTACTTGCAATTGGTCTGGTGTCAATGCTGCGATAACTCTGATATCATTTGCTGTCGCGGCGTTAACAAAAATCTCAAATGGTTTGCACTTGATCTCATACAAAGTGCCAAATGGTTCTGTTGGATCGTTTGGTACTAGTACTGCTGAACTTATCAAGTCACCTAACTGATTATGTAGATAGGCGCTGAGTTCACTAAAGAAGAATGTATCACCGAAGTTCCAATTATCTATATTGAAATAATTATTCATTGCTGTTAACACCGCGCTCTTAATATCACTATCGCTGGCAGTAGTATCGCTAGTTTTTATGACCTTGATAGTACCACGCAACGCTGCCTGTGCTTTAGGTCCAAACAATGGTTTGAACACTACACTATTTAATACTACAGAATCACTCAACATTTTGTAATCTTGTATTTGACCATATTCAGCACTGAGTTCGTTTATAGTAGGTCTGCTTGGCATCGGCACTGTATCTGATGTATCTTGTATATAATTTTGATATGCCGTGTAGTATGCCTGTGTAACAACATATAAATCAATGATGTTTGTAGTTGCCGGATCAATGCGTGTTGTATTGTTGCTATTGTGTCTATATAAGTAATTCAATCCTTGTCTACCAGACTGAACAGAATAACTTGTTTGTTCTATTAATTCATAACTTGTCTGGGTAGTCGTTACATCCTGAACAGTTTTATAAAATTTATTATCAGTTGTAGCGTAAAATAGTTGTCCTACAGGATAATCATATTTTATTACTTCGATCTGGCTCTTGATCGCATATGCATAAATTACATCCGTGCTTGGTACTATTTGTAGTCTTGTCAAATTCACTGCATCTTGTATTTCTTGAAAAAATACATATTTGCCGATGTTTGCGCCACCTGGAACTACTCCCGTAATTTCTTGAAAGAAATCGGGATTTACTACAAGCAGGTTATTGTTAACATCAGTGCTTGCTACTTCAACTTCAAAATCATTTACATAACCATCACTCTGCGTAGTTTGACCTATGATACTTACGGGAATATCATTACCTAATGGAGTGACTGTGTTAGGTTGTGTGTTGATACCTAAAACATTAATAAAATCTTGTAATATTTTTCCAGAATAAGGGTCATATACGAGTTCGTTCAACGCATAAGTGAATCGTGTCTCATCTACGCTACCGAAATAATAACGCAATGAACGATATTGAACAACATAGGTGTTATCTGCTATATTGTTGAAATATACGAACCAATTTGAGGGTTGTCCTAATTCAATTGACCAACGACCATTATCTATTCTACTGTTGTTATAAGTCAAACTAAAATCTTGTTGTAATTCGATTCTTAATATAGCCTCTTGTATGATACTGACTGGAAGACTATTATCCCATGCAGGAATGACAGAATTTAATATTGCTCCATCCGGAACATATCCATTTAGTGTTACAGGACCTACACCGTTACTAAAATTACCTTGTCCCGTGTTGCTACCATCTCCTGACACATTTAATACTGTAGTCCAGATATATGATTTATTTGTAGGACTTGATGTTGTAGTCAATCTATTATTTTGATCAAAACTATAACCAATTGGTGCGACAAACTTACACAATGCACCTTTTGAAATATACTTTCTAGTACTATCTGTATTTGCACCTAGCATCACAGGAGTCTCAATAGTATTGTCTAATATATAGAAATAACCATTAACACTATTTCCATTTACATTACTAGTATTGAAGTAAGTTGCGTTCACACCTGACGGGAATGAATAGCGATTGTAAACAGATTGTGAAGTATCTGCTGTAGTGTTGATATAATATTGTATGGTTCTATTATCAGAAAGTATCGCTGATAAAGTTTCTGTAAAAAATGAAATGACGCTACTTGAGTTTAATACATTGAGATTGACGAAACCCAAATCGTAATTTTCCCATAATGCGCCGTCGCTACCTAAATTGTTTATACTGCTATATTTGCCTGTTGGATCAAGCAAATCTAAATTCTTGCTTACACCTATGCTGCTACGGTTCACAGCCTTTGATTTGATAATTGATGAATATAATGTAAATGGGAAGTTGTTATAGTCTTCACCATTTACCATGCGATTCTGTGTATAATATCTTGTAGGTGCTCGTTGCTTTATGCTTGCTATGCTTTCGCGGGCTTGTGCATTGCTCACTGGTTGAGTTAAACTCAATCCTAATGTCAATGTCTCTGCGCGACCTGTACGGCTTATATAAGTGAAAGCAACGCTAATGCCTTGCATCTCGTTGATATCGATAGTATATGTTAATCCATTACTTGCACGAACATATGATCTAAATGTTCCTACTGGAATATTGCTGAATACCCCGTCACCAAATACATAAGTCACTTGATCATTGAACCTTGAGTTCACACTAAAGATATTTTTCTTACTGGTTTCTGTTTGCAAGTATGCATCATTATAAACATTATCAACTTTTTCCCATAATAAACGGTCGTTGTTGTTTAGATTGAGTTGATATAACCAAGTATCTGTATTATTGATACCTTGTATATCAATGTTTACCGCTTGATTGCTGATTTGCTGTTCTAGAACAAAATCATAATTATTCAAAATACCTTGCTTGAAATATAAGAAATATCCGGTATTGCTACTAGCAAAACCTAATTTATCATTTTTATATAAGAAGTTGAACTTGCCGGTTGGGGCAGGCGGTATCTCATACAAATAATCTTCATCAACGCTTGTAACACTGACTAATTCAAAATTCATAGTCTGCCCATCTATAGTGCTTGTAAATGGCACTATAGGCAAACTTCCTTCTGGAATCTGCATACTGTATTCTGCTGTAGTGACTCCTAATATATCACTGACATTACCGGGGCGACCAATACGCTGTGAACTAATCAATGTAGAATTCAATATAGTATTGAACTGCTCAAACCAACTTGGGTTCGCAGGGTCATTCCACAATATAGGAAGATTGCTCAAGTTTACCCCGTTGAAATCAGTGATATCCTGACTAGTCTGTATGCTAGTGATCTTCAATGTGCCTTCAGCACAGATATTTCTTTTGGGGGTGTAACTGACAAGATTGGCTAACTTGATGACGCTATCACGGCGTTCGGCTGTGTCTATAAAGTTTTCTCTTGCGTTCAAGTCATTTCTAAATGCAAGACCTTGACCCATGAATGCCATGACGTCGAGCAACGCTATAAATTCGCTTGATTCGATGTAGTCGTTATATGTTTCAGGATAATAGACGCGCAGGTAATCTATGAAACTTTTGCGTAATGTCTCATAGTCGTAACTGCGAAAGTCTACCTCACGAAAGGTTTGATAGATTGCTTTCCAATCGTTGACACCGAATAGTGCTGCTTGTCTTGAACTTTTAGCCATAATTTGTCTCTGATTTGATTATTTATCAAACCCGAAAACCGCGGTTTTTAAGATTATTGTATGGCAGCAGTATTGGTTGTGCTATCTAAAAACACGCTTAACATAGTGGCTTCATTAAATGGTTGTATTGCTATTTCTACTTCTAGTAATATACCATTTTCTTGAGGATACGCTCTTACATAATTGAGAACGATTCTTGGATCTAAACTAGCGATTCGTGTTATCTCATTTTCGAGACTAAATTGTACATCAGGGGTATTTGGCTCAAATACAAAGTTCCACAGTGTGGTTCCGTATTGAGGCTGGCCTACCTTCTCACCCTGTCGTATGTTTAGGCTGTTTACAAAATCTTGCACTACTAAATTTTCATCAGTCAACTTGAATTTTTTACCTGGAATTACTGGATTCACCAATGATCCCACGCCCCCATCGATACCCGGGGGCGCATTCGTTGTCTTTGGTTTGTTAGAACCTATAGTAGAAAATCCCGTATATTGTGCCATACTGATATTTATGTTATTAAGTTGCGCTGCCTATTCCAGTAGAACTAGATCCCGAAACAACTCTGGTGCTTATTGATGTCACCGTAGTATTGCTAGTGCTTGCTGAATTTGTAGCAGAGGATGTATTACCATATATCGCCAATGCTACTGCAGGATATTGTTCATTAAGTTTCACTAAACTATCCTGCGCGGATGTATATTCTGCTATAGCAGCATCATATCCTGCTTTGGCTATATCTATCTGCGGATCTCCTGCAGGAAGATTCTGTTGTGCTTTTAGATATTTGTCTAATTCATCTATCATCTTACTTTCAGCCTTATTGGATGCTATCAATAACTTACCTTGTTCAATAATATATTCAAATTTTTGATTTTCAAAATCTGCAATCTTTCCCTTAGCCGCTTCATCAACTTCTCCGAATTTCGGTGCAGGTATGGCAGGATCTCCCAATTGACTTGCGATAGCCCCTGTTATGCTACTTCTATCTGTAGTGTTAAGTGCTATACTAGGTACTTTGATTCCAGAACCAGCGCTGGCTATACTACCTAATGCGCTTTGCAATTCTGCGGCAGCGCCGGCGGGTAATCCTGACGACACAAGTGAAGTCAATGAATCAGCGCCTGACTTAGCCTTACTCAACAACGCATCTGCTTTACCTTTGAGTTCTCCGCCTATATTATTAAGTTTATCAGTAGCGGCACCTGCTATTGCTGATTTTAGATCGCCGATGCCGGGCATAGATGGGACAGATCCTTTAGCGAGATTAGTTATACTGGATACTGCCCCTTGCCCTCCCGGTAGATTTGACAATCCGCTCGCTACAGTAGATACTGCTGACGCTACAGAACCGCCCTTCGCAGCAGCGGCTGAAGTCAGTGCTGCTGCGCCTGAAGTGACGGATCCCGCAAATGCTGTGGCTGCAGTCTCTACAGACTTCCCGGCGCTTGATAATAAATCTTTTCCTGATCCTATTAATTGTCCAGTGATCGATCCACCTGCTTTGGATGATGCTGCTTGTACTAAACTATCAGCCACGCTTCCTGTTGATGGTAACAATTTACCAACACCGCCTAATGCTTGAGTGCCTAAACTTGACAATCGATTTGCGGGTAAACCAGTTGCCATGTTTTGTAATTGTGATCCTGCTGAATCTAATCCTCTCTTCAATCCGGATTTTAATGATCCGGCTGCTTGTGATAATTCATTAGTAGCACTTGACGCGCCGGCTTCTACTGTTGCTTCTGCTGACTGTTTTGCTAACGCAGTTAAATTCTGCGGCACACCTGCTTGCATAGGTTTGAATGACGATGCTATTGCGCTAAACGCGCCTGCTGCTATGCCTTTTGCTTGATCTGCTACTGCTGCTAGGCTAGGAGATTTGACTGCTGCTTCTACAGAACTTTGTAATCCTGCCAATGCTCCTGATGCTCCTTCACCGACTGCTGCTGCGAAATTACCCGCTGATATATCTTTCATTACAGAATTCAATTTACCTGTAGGTAGATTTGGTAGTCCTGGTAATGATCCTGCTGAATTCTTTATGGCATCTACAGTTGCGCTCACGCCGTTCTTGGCTGCGCTCATGACCATACCACCTAACTGACTTGCAGTTTCGTTTCCTGTTATAGCACCTGTGTTTTGTAGTGCTGTTTGCGCCTGCTGCAAGTTGGTAGTCAATACTTTTGATTGTGCATCTACATTTTGTACTAGGCTGGTTAAGTTAGTTGCGCCGGCTTGACCTGTAAACAAATTATTGGTCATGCTGCTCACGGCATTTCCGGTAGTTGCTGCTAGTGAGTTCACTAATGCGCCGGCGCCCGGCTTCAATGCACCTCCCTTTTCTAACGCAGTGGGAGTCAATGCGAATTTACCTACACCGACTGATGCACCAGCAGCCGCTGCAGCGGCGCCCTGTACTACTGCTGTGCCCTTAGTGACTGCATCTTTTAATGGACCTGCCGATGCTGCTTGTGCTACTGCACCTGATATCGCTTGTGTTGCTTGAGGTGTCAATGCCTTGCTTGCCGCGCCTGTAGACGGTGCTGATGCCGCAGTTGAAGTAGCGACCGGATTATCTAATGACGCCGCCGCAGTCGCATTAGTTTGTTGTACACTTGCTGCCGGTGATGACGGCAATGAACTACCTGCATTTAAATCTGTCTTAACATCAACACCTTGGCCCGCGTTTGCCCAAGGTGCATGTGCTGGTGCACGGCTAGTGATGCTGACTAGTTTGCCGGGCGCTGCTAAGAACCCTTTTTCTTGATCAAATAGTGTATCTGTGTGTAGTGTCTTATCGATAGCAGGTACTTCGGCAGGTTGTGTGGATGTTTGTCCACTGTTTAAATTTACCTTGCTTCCATTAACGAATGCTTCTGCACCCGAAGCCATGCTAGCCTGACCACCTGAATTGACGCTATATGCGCCGCCTACTTTAGTAGTATGTTTTCCAGTAGTGAAATATTGACTATCTGCACCTACTCTTTGCTTAAATTCTTTTTCGCTATTGATGTGAATGTTCTCGCCCTGTATGTTTAGATTCTTAGTAGCGTGAATGTTAACATTATTATCAGCATGTAAGTTTAGATCACCTTGTGTGCGCAAGTTGATGCTATTGGTGCTATAGATATCGACTGTACCTTCTTTGCCTAATTCAATGTAACTCTGACCATTACTATGCAATACCATCAATGTTTGACCATCATCGCTCATCAATATTTGATGACCCAATGCGGTGCGTATTCTCACTAGTTGATCACGACCAATGATATCACCATCGTCCATGACGATGCTGTGACCGCCTCTGCGTGATACCACTCTTAATTGTTTACTGTTGTCTGCTTTTAAATTTTCTGCTACGCTAGTGTCATCATAACCACCCTCATAGATCGGACGACCCGGGGTGCTTACGCCCCAACCTACACGGCTAGGGCTTTCACGCTGGCTACTAGAACTGATTGGTCCGCGCACCGGATCACGCAATATACCTTGCTGGAACATGATAGTTGCGCTATAACTATGCACAGGTTTAGGTGCAGTCAAGTATTCGCTGCTATCAGCAACATCTTTGTTGTTAGTGTTGATGTTAGTTACCGGCAATCGTTTTGCGCCGCCATAACTCTTTGCTTCACCCTCGTTTGGTATGATATTATCAGTAGCACCTATAGCAGGAACCATCTGCAATGCTTCTGGTGCCATGACACAACCTACATAATATCCATAATTCATGTCGCCATCAACGAACAAGCATAATACAGTTGTTCCAATATCAGGTGGACTCATCCACATGCCATAACTGCTTGGGTTAGTCTTGAATGTGCCTAACTCTGTATCCCCTGCATCTGGTCTTGTGACTCCATAGAAAGGACTCAACATCGTCACTGGGCGCCAGTTATCTTTGTTCTCAGGGTCTAAACCGCTATTGTCTGTGATATAGACAAATATCTGACCGCTGCGTTTAGGATCGACATTATCTTTGACGATACCTAATGCAGGCACCATGCGTGGATTACTGCCGCCTGAATCAGGTGAACTTCTTTTTAATGTACCTTTTGGTTTAATGACGTCTTGTGCCATAGTATATTATCCTCTAGGACTACCATCAAGATTTTGTAAAGGAGGTGTTTCAAGCGGTTTCAAATCATCATCAGACGATGATGTTTGTGCCGAACTCGTACTTGATCCAGTAGCAGCAGCAGCAGTAGAGTCTGTTCCTGGTTCGCCTGTATCAAACATAGTGCCTATCAATGTCAATACCTGCTCAAATTTTCCACTAGCAAATGTACTATCTACTTGTGTTACTTCCCATATTACAGCACCTTGAGTCATATCTTTGATGTATTGCGGATAATTTAAAAAGAATATATTTTCATTTATCTCCATCAATCCAGTGCTATTTTTATAATCAACTGCTTCTTTAAAAGCAACCTCAATGAAAACTTGACCGCCGTTGGCACTTATAGTATAGCCATCCGTATCGTAAAACTTATTGTAAAATTCAGTTAAAGAAGTGGCAGCATCACGGATCAAGAAATCAGGGTCGCCCAATATTTTAATCTTACCATTAGCATATGCTCCTATATCATGTAGACTAGTGACTATACTATTTTGTGCTTCTAATCCTACCGCTAATGTTCCTGTTCGATCACCGGTAGATTTAATTCCAGTTTTAACGCTGGTGCCTCCCGCTTTAGCAGTGCCGGCGCTAGTATCTTTAGAACCGGGAGGAGGGGCATCTGCCGTTTGTCCAGTATTACCTGATGTAGTTTTTGTATTTCCAGTAGATGAGCCTGACCCACCTGCAGGAGCCTCTTGTCCTTCACGCTCTGCGCCCGGATTTTGGCTACCTGATAAACTTTTAAAATCTTTTTCTTCAATACCAAGCACTGTATTAAAATACAAATTATCAAATTGTAATTGATAATCTAATACTTCACTATTTTGTCCAGTAAAATAATAATCATAACGCTTATGAGGACCGTAATATCTAGTTTGATCTGGTGCGAACGGTGTGGCTACGCTGGGAATTTCATAAATGTTTATAATAAAGTTTTGTTCATATGCCCAGTCTCCTATCTTATCATCCCATTCACACTTAACTATTTCTGAATTTACTGTAAACCAGGCTAACGGTAATGGATTTTCACGCTTAACTTGAGGATTATTTTTTTGATCTATATCAGGTTCTTTAGTATTAGCGTATACAGTTTTTAAAGCATTCTCCATATAGGCGCTACGCTTGATAATTGTTTCTATGGCTTGTACTATGGAAACATCATTATTAAAAATTATCATTCTCTCATTTGGATCTGGTGGCTTAACACCTTTAGCATCCGTAGATTCAGTAGTAGTGGTTGCACCCGATCCAGGCCACTTAATCTTATCTAAATCTGACTGCGTGACCATGCTGGCCTTACCTATTCTAAACTCAGCATCGCCTTGATAGATTATATTATACTTGTTTGGTATTTTAGCATCCGGCGAATTTTTTTTGCTAGTTTTTTGTATCTCTGATTGATTTAACTTAGTGATCAAACCATCGGGGCCTTGCAATGCATCATTGACATCTTTACCCTGTACTTTGACACCGGTCGGTATTCTTCCTCGCTTGATACCTAAAAGAGCCTGTGCGTTGATGCTTACTGCTTCTACATTGTAAGTAACAGTTTTGCCATCTAATCTAAATTTAACATTGGCTATTTCCATGTCATAATAATTCTCAAACAGCGCATCGGAACCAGCGGGATCTATAGGTTCTCCGTATAATTGATCTCCGGGTTTTATCAAGTTGCCATTAATGTCATATCCATAAAATCTTATGCCCAATATGTAGATATTTTTAAAATTGTTGCTAAGGTCTTTATAACTCGTTGAATCTGTGTATGCTTTTAATGCGTCCCCTGCTCTTTTAAGATTAGTCAAAAAACTAAAACCATATGGTTCTGTCACATTAAAATTAAAATTAGATATAGCACTAGTATCAGTACCTGTCCCTTTAGTACCTATCACGGTACTAAAGCGCAGATTATCAATATAATAATCTAATTCAAAACCCGGAGCCCTTCTTGATACTTTATTATTGATGCCGCCGCTTTGTGCCACTAGATACGCGCCGGCGCCTGCTCCGGTCGGGTTAGCATCGCTTACTGGACCAGCAGTCTTTAAAGCATCGATATTTTTTCGCCCGCTGGCAACAAACTCAGCATATGCATCCGGTGTTATCATGTACCATGATATTTGATATGTGTAACTTGCTAATTTGGATAATGGGTTGAATAATCTTTTACCAGGTCTTTCTGTGCCGCCTACCCCTGATGGACCAGGACTAGCAACTGTACCGGTCGCTGCACCTGTAGTAGAAATGTTCGTTGCTACTGCTGATCCTGCAGGAAATACATTTTGTCGTTGATTAAGGTATGATACTGCTAGGCTGCTTTGATCATCGTCAACCTGATTTACATTGATTGCCATTTATTATATACCCAATGCTTGTCTTAATGTATCCATAGTTGGGACATATAACTCTACCCCGGTGACAAAATTAAAATAGGGGTCTGGACCTAATCTATTAGGATTTCTTGCAGCAAATACCCACCATAGTTTAGGATCACCGTACAAGTCGTATGCCAATAGATCAGGACGATATTGATATACTTCTGCTAGTATGATTTGTACATCACTAGGTTGCGCAGGTATAGGTCTACTAGTCATGAAATCTAAAAACTTCTTATTAAAGATTTCTGTATCTTTATAAGGACTAGTTCTTGGATATATTGCGTTGCTTGCCATTACCAGATGCCTCCACCTGCTTGCTTGACCCCATTCAACAACTTACCGCTAGCATAATCTTGTAAACTAAATCTGTTGCTGATATCATATCTACTTACGATCGGTACGGCGCTGATGCTAATATTAATCTTAGTAGGCACATATGTAGGGTCTTTAGTCCCGGGAGGTATAGAACTATTAAATCCACCGCCACCGCTATTTCCGCCGAAAGTAGGACCTGATAATTTACCACCGGGTATCAATGTGTTTAAAATATTTTTTGCTGTACCGCCCAACTTACTAACAGCATTTTGAATCAATCTATCTTTTACAGCATCAAAAGGATTAGATTTTTTTGATTTTTTAGTGTCACCGGAAGGTGATCTACTTTGACCAGGTGATAATGTCAATGCTCCTGCTCTTATGTAATCAACATCTGTAGGCAAATTATATGTAAAATTAGTTATTGCTAGTGGATGGGCGTTGAACTGAAACTCACCCAATCCAAACAAATAACATAGTGGAGGAGGTGTTCCCGGTTTTGGAAACTCATCTTGTCCATAAAACATTTTAGTCACACTGCGGAAAAAGTGTATCACTGCCAATACATAATTTGCCTCTTCTGTATCCTGTGCAGTGAAATCGCATGTTATAGTTACGCTATCTACCGAACTACTTTCATATTGAAAAATCTTGTAATTACTATGTGCCGGCATTACAGAACCATATTGTGCGCCATATGTCACATTGATACTAGGTGTATATGGAAATATGACCCCGTCAGTGCCCTGCAAGGGTGCAAGTATGCCCGGATTATCAGAATAGTAAAGATACTTTGCTTGCTGCGCACCCGGGCTTAACGCTAATCTTACGCGCCAATCTTTACGCTGTTTGAAATTTGTTGTGTCCTGTAAAGTAGCCTGCGCTCTTGTTTTCTTAACATCACCTGATAGACCTCTGTTCGTATTGCTTGCGCTAGGATCCGTGGCTCTTTTGCCTGTTACTGATACTTCTTCTAATCCATCTTTAGCGCCAGGGTCAGATGCAGGATCGATCTTTTCTGGACTTCTTTTGCCTGTGACTGATACTTCTTCTAAGCCGTCTCCGGGAACATCGTTTGGATCTATCTTTTCGGGTGTTTTCTTGCCTGTAACAGAGACTTCTTCAAGCGAATCGAGATCGTCCTGCTTCTTTTGTGCAGCGGCATCTTCTGCTTCTTGCTTTTTATCTTCTGCGTCAGTAATGGCATCATTAACATCGGCTTCAGCTTCGCCCACTTTGCTTTCTAGGTCTTCGGCGCGGTTTAGCAAAGACAAAAACTTGTCTGCTTGCCCCGTACAGCCCGCATCATCAGCCGCGTACTCTAATTTTGCTATCTCACTTATTAATGTGCCTAGTTGCCTACTGTAATCATCAAGTCGGCGAACTGCGGCTTCGGCACCTGCTATATCCAACCTTGCAGCCTTGGACATACCATCTGATTTAGTGCTATCAACTGAACCGTTGATAGCATTGAATGTGTTTAGATGATTTTGATATAAAATATCAAATTTTGAGCAATCTGCCATTGTGTTTTTATCCTATCATGACCGCATAAATAGCATGTCTGTGTATTATTTATCGCCCTAAAAACCCCCGTTTTTGTTATCTAGGCTTGACATATCCTGCCAGGCCATGTATCATTTACGCAAC